GTTTATAAGAAGGAAGAAGGGCAAAATGTACGGGGTATTCGGTTATGCGCGTAAGCTGCTGATTGTGAAAGTAAATTCGCCACCCCGATAGCTGGGGTATTTCGGGGTAAAATGAGGTATTGACCTGTAATTCTCTATTATTTTATAGTATATACTCTACAAAAGGAGAGAAACATGATTCATCTCAGAGATAATTGTCACGGCACTACAAAATTTAAAGAAACAGAATTGTGCAGTATTTGTACACTTCATGACCACCATGATTTTGTGAAAGCGAAAAACATGGGTCTTCCTGCACGCAACGAACTCTATCAAAAAGTTCTCGACGGTCTTAATGATGGTCGCTCGTGGAGAGTACAGAAGAAACCGAACAGTGAATGTGGACATCCGGGCGTCCGTAACACTGCTGGTAAATGTGTCTTCTGCTTGACCGAGCAACGCATGACGGGGGGGTGGAAAAAACCAAAAGCAGCCATTGTTAATACCGCTGGTGAAGCCGCCGCACTGCGTGAAAACATCGCAATGATTGAGCATAATATTTCTGTTTTGAATGAACAGTTAGAGACGATGAAAAACGCCCTGTTACTGAGTGAATCGGGAATTCACGTTGGGGTCATTAAAATCAAATCACCGCGCCAGCAGGCCATCGCCGACGGCAAACGCTGGTATATTCCGTATGAGCCTTGCAAGCATTGTAATATTATTGCGGAACGCTATGTGGCAAATGGCAAATGCCGTAATTGTGGGAGGTAATAAAATGTACAAGATGAGTAAGAAAAGTAAGATTGGAAGAATATCGATACTCCCGTTTTTCTTACTTCTATGGTTACCGTGGATTATTTTCGTCGGGTGCAGAATAATTTTCGAGTGGTTGGAAAATAAAATGCGTAAACGAGTGAACAAATTTAATGACTGGATTGATAAAAAATTTCCACTCGGATAAAACAAAGCCCGCTAAATGCGGGCCTTTTATTTAACTGATACTATTCCAGTCCATACTGGTCCTTAATCATCTCCACAGGAATTGATATTCTACCAATCTCACCGTAGTCTCGATGATATGTTATGACGGTAGCACTTCTTCCGGAGTCGTAACCTCCGTTACTTGAATACTCGTCTTTGGCCGCCAGAGTTTGGTGCATCTCAGTAACGAACATGTTGCTCTCTGCTACTTTCCGGTGATGATAGTGCCCCGTGTGTAGGTAGCCAAACTTAGTACGACCGTAAATCTCCCGGAACTTACTGGCAAATACTGCGTCCAGCTTTTCCATCCTGGAACAATGCCCGTGATGGACCCCAATCATCACTTTACCGAACTCGATTGCGTAGTAGGGACTTTGTTCGTCTACAATGGTCACGCGGGGGTTACTGGAATACACCTCTTTAAACATCTCTCGCAACCATACGGCAGATGCGAGGTCATGGTTACCCGTGGCGATTAGCAGCGTCACTTTCCGATGCTTCTCCAGACACATGTTCACGGCTCGCTTAATCACACGGATAGCAGTCTGGACAACTTTGAAGAAACGCGTATCAGAGTCGAGAATATGTCCGGATGTTGGTGTAACCGCCTTCAGTCCGTCGAAGTGCAGGAAATCTCCCTGAAGGTTAATGAGACACTCTGTTGCGTTGGGTGCCAATGCTGTCGCTGATTTGAACCACGACGATATGAGATGCTCCGCAATGTTTGTATCATAATCGTCTCCACCCTCTTCTTCACATGCTAACATACCAATGTGTGCATCCGTTACTGTGTACATATTCAGGAGAGTGGTATCCTCATCACGGGATATCAAATTAATTTCCTCTAGTGGGGATAAGCACTCTGTAAGCGCCGCAATCGCTTCCTGCATCATTTTTAACTGGCGCTCGGAGTCCACATCGGTCTTGACCCATTGCATCGCCAGGGTGCCGTCTGACTTCACCAGTGACGATGTGCCTTTCACCTTGTAACCGTCCGGCACAAAGCGAGACACATTACCACCGTGACCCAGACCGCGCGCACCGAGACGTTTAATGCGGCGGTTAATGTTTCCCGGGCTCATACTGTACTTTTTCGCTATAGCATGACCACTCATTCCCGCAGTCACGTCGGCCAGTAATTGCTCATCGGTCAGTATGCTCATTACGCTTTGCTCCGGCTTTTAACTAACTGGTCAATAACAACCGTGAAGAACTGGTTACATCCTACATTCGGGTAGTCAATGCCAAACTTGTAACCTTTAATGATAAGGTCGGTCGCCGCAGGATTGCCGCCCGGGTTAGCTTGTTTAATCACTTCCTGTACACCCATCTGCGCACGTTGAGCGCTACAGCCGTTAAAGAGCAGGTTAGCAACCTGTGATTCATTTGTCTCAGCAGTAACAGCCGCATTGGCAGTACCGCACAGCATCAGACAGAACAGTAATTTACGCATTTTCGTATCTCCAGGTATGCGCGCCTGCGCATTTGAGCGCGTGCGCCATAATTTCATCATTGACGACTGCAAACATCAGCTTCGTGGCATCAATCGTAATGTGACGACCGGCTAACAGGTCATCAAATGTCACATCGTGTTTACGTAACCATTCGTAAGCATCACGTGGACCGGTCACCAGCACATCATGACCCGCACAGTACAGCGCCCTTGCGAGCGCGATATTGTCCTTAATAGGTTCGCCCTGCGCATCCCGCAGTACACCGTCCAGGGCGAACAACACCGATTTCACTCAACCTCCCACTTGATGCCGGCGGCGGTGAGTGCATCTGAAAAAACCGTAACACATGAGTTAACCGTATCTTTATGAAACTGGTAAAAGGCTTTGGCTATCCACGGAGCAAATGGGCTTGGCTCTACTGTAAACGGTATCTTCACGGTGACAGTGCGCGACTCCAGTTCCACCACCCGCGCCTCAGCCGCTAAACAGCGCTCCATCAATTGACAATAACTTAATGTTTCCATATCACAACTCCACTCTCATGGACTCAATTTTCATTAATAAACAATTGAAAAATGATTCGTTAATGTCATCACAAATTGGTTTAAATTTGTGGGCTATTGAAATCTTTCTTTCATACCATGACTCATGCGCTTCTTTTTCGGTATCGTACAACCCCAGTGTTATGAGTTTTCCATCGTCCCATATTCTGGCTCTGAACTTACCCCGGGGTTTGTAATATGTTACTCCAATTGCATAAATATTCCCTCTTGCTTCACAATCGGTTACAAACCCGTTTAAATCTGGTGGAACAAATACACATAGTTCCGGAGAATAAACCTTGTTACCTGGTGAAGTAATATCTTTATCTATCTGATATCCTTCTTTGAAGTTTGTTTTCCACCATTTGAGAAAATTGGAAAACAGTTTCCACTCTTCACAGATTGAACAACCGGCATATGTCGGATAGTTCTTTTGAAACTTATTGGAATAGCAACGTTGTAAGATTCCTTTCCATGTTGCGTATGCACTATGTTGTACTTTTTGATTATTGCACCACATTGTCACTTGGAATTGAGAATCGTTTATCCCAACCCCATACACTTTACGATTATCGAATCTAATTCTCGGAGTGCTTTCTAAAACCTCATCCAAGTAGCGTCGGTTCACAATTAATCCCTCTTCCAGATGGTTTGTTCCACAACTTTACCTTCGACAATAAGACGAGTGACACACAGCCCGTCCCGGTCAGCCTGTGCACGCATACGTGACAGTGTGTTCAGCGCCTGAACCTCGGTCATATTACCCAGCAGGTCAGACAGTTTGTGATGGCTGATGATGTTTTTCATTTTGGTTGTTCCTCTCCGTTATTTTAACATGTACATCCGAAATCGAATTCGGCGGCGAACGCTTCGTATTTTCTGAGAAGTTCGATGTAATCTTTACCGAGTTGACATGCTTCTTCGACTGTCAACTCTATCTGGTCGAGTGTGCTATCAGGTTGCATTTCCAAAAGAGTTTTGGCGATATCTTCTGTTGTTCTGCCCATCTTGTTGTACCCTCTGTTGTTGTTCCGATGACTTAAAGATAACTCACCTTGACGATGTCGTCAACACTAATTGCAAAAAAAAAGCCCCGAAGGGCTTATTTAGTTTCCGCAAAGGCTAACGCGCTTGTATCACCCTGTGCCGCCGCGTAATGGCGCGCCACGTCTGCTGCGTTTGTGAGATTAGCGTGAATATGTCCAATCTTGATATATAACCGTGGCTTACCACCGTCAATCATTATCACGTTGTTCACGCGCCCATCCTTGAGCGCCGGGTGCCAGTCGTAACCCAGTTGACGCATCATGTCGCGACGTTTACCCACCGGCACAGTACGGTCGGCGCGCATCTGGCGTAACAGGTTGTCCAGTGCCTTACTGCTCACCCAACCACCCGCAAAGCCCTGACGACCCTCGTCAATTGCTTCCATAATTTCCTGCTCAACACTACCGAGTGATGCTGTCACAGCCTCGTGAGTGCTGCTGGTCTCTGGTGCACGCTGACAATGTGTCGCCGGGTTAAATTGTGCGGGAATGGCGTAGTTCTCCAGATAATGCGTTACGGCTGCAAATCCGCCACCACGTTTGAGCCAGTCATACAGGTTGGGGAAGTAATCGCCACCCATACCGTCACGTACAATGTCGATATGCTCCTGCTGTGCGGTATAGAAAATGGCGAACCGGCGGTCATTAGCTGTCTTGCGCACGGCGTTTTTGTGGTTACTATTGAACATGAAGTTAGCACACAGGCGGTGCATCACCTGGTCCTGCTGCATCGCACGCTTAGCGAGGTACTCACCAGTAATCATCGGCTTGAGTGTTTCAATCAGTTCGAGTTTCTGCTCCGGAACGTAAATATCTTCCACGCCGATAAATATTTTATCGAACAGCCAGGCGTTGAACTTCTCACCAATTTCCTGCGCTGGCGGCATGTGGCTGTAACGTGAACCGACCGCTTCCATTACGCACAATGTGAACAGTGTTTTACCGTTACCTTCGACGCCCTGCAGCAATGGTGCCCATTTAAATTTAGTTCCCTTGTACTGGACGCACGCCGCCATGTAGGACAACAGAATGTCGCGGTCACGCTCGACGGGTAACAGTTTGGCCAGATGAGTGAGGAAAGGTGTCACATCGCCCGGGACGCTCGCCACCGTCACCGGTACGTATGCGTTAACATGACGCAAACCGTCTTCCTCAATAATGGCACCCTGTGACAGGTCCGGACGGAATGTCGAGCGGTCAACTTTCGGGAACATGATGCACTGACTCCGTGTGAAGGCTTCGAAAGCAGACTTTGTTGTTTTTTCGTTACTGTCATCTAACGCGAAGGCATAACCACCGTACATAACGTCGAATTGTTCCGATTTCAGCATTTGACCATTTGGGGTTAATACACGATGACTATCGGCTACATATACGCAGCCTTTAAAATGGTCTAATAATTGAGACCCACCAATGAACTGATAGCCGCTGCGGATAATTGGCGTATTAGATTCTACAACCTGCGCGGGGGTCACCAGTTCAATCGGTGCGCCGACGCTATAATAGGTTGTGAGAAGCCCGGCAGCGTTGAGGATGGTGCGCTCCAGGTAAGATTTATTGGTGAACCATTTATCTCTTTTGAGTCCACTTTGTAGCATCAGCGATTTAGTTCTTTCGCAGTTCCCACCTGTCCACCATAAAAGTCGGGTGGCGAGAGATGAATCGAGTGATGAACGGTCGTCATCTTCCGATACCACGCCGTTCCACAGGTCTTTGAAAGTGGCCTTACCACCAAAAACAACAGAAACCCCTTCCTTAGCCGCACACGCTTTTTCGATGAGTTTCGCATCATCCTCAATCGGGTTACTGCCTACCTGTGGCGAATTCGTCCATTTCACCGACACCGCGGATTCTTCTTTCGGGAAATAGCGTGCAATTACTGTATTTAGCGCCCCGGTAGCATCGTGTTCCCACGACCCTTGTGCGCTTGAACCAGTCAAAGCAACAAATCTTTCGGTGTGGTATAACTCAATCCCCATTTGAACGTTTTTACAAGCGTGCTCAGGGATGGAAGAATATCGTCCAATGATATGCAATCCGGTGCCACTCTGTGAGATTTCAACATAGCACCCGGCGAAAGTCTGACACAGTTCCACGGCCAACGGAGACCACGCTCCGTCAATTAGACAATGGTCGATATCGATGAAGAAATATGGGTCTGTATCTGTGAACACAAACCCAACTCCGTCTGCACCCCGTGCGAGTGCGTCACCATACGTCAACCAGTCATTCGGGTTGGTTGTGGAACCGTGGGGTCGCTTGGTTGTTTTGTCACCCACTTTAACGAGTGAGTAAGGAATATACTGTTTTCTCTCTGTAATCATCATTTCAGTAACCTTGTCTTATTTTGGAGTGAGTAAACATCACCCCTCTGGGAGAGGGGGTTGTACTTGTTTATTTACCCGTTATTAAAGCAGGGTGGTCAGTGCGCGGGTGCGTAACTCCAGTGGGGCGGATTTGGCAATGCTATCACCCAGCGCCATCCCCTGCCCAATCAATTCGAGGTTTTCTTCTTCCACTGCTCGTTGCATCACTGCTTCACGAAGTGCGGACATCTTACCCCAGTGATGGTTGACACTTCCCATTGCCACACCTGCTTCGGCTGCGACACCATCACGTGTTAGACTGCCAAAGCCATCACGCTGTGCCATTACATATGCGACTTCTAAAATATTATCTTTGCTCATGAGTTCGGTTCCATTAGGTAATTTGTTGCAGTATGGCACAGGTTGACGGAGTGGTCAATGGTTCACCATTAGCTAAATGTCACTTTACATCCACATTTCGGACACGCAACTTCTTTAACCCGTAAACGTTTCGTCTTTGTTTTAGGCGCGGTGTTTCGGTCATACTGGTTAAGACATCTATAACAAATTACAATCACAATTCCCCCTCACCATTCCAAAATTTAAAGTCTCCCCCAAGTCCGATAATGAGCGTCCCAAACGCAAGCTGTGCCGCTTCGTGTTCCGTACCTTTATACTTCCATCCGGCTTTCTTTACCTCACGCGCCACAAACTGTCCAATGGTTGACCCGACCATATCAGGCGTGATAACCACGGGGCGAATACCGATGAGGTCGCTCGACTTGATACGCTTGTTCATCGCCGGGGAGTCATTGCAGATGCCATAGCGTACAACTCGACCATTTTCGTCTTTTAACGCACCGCAATTGTTTCTGAAAAGTCGCCAACCCATCTTGCTTGCCAGTAGTCGCGCCTCATCCTGCACACGCGCTTCGGGCGTATCTTTGGTTGAGCGTGGGACGTCCAGTCCCACCATTGTCACAAGGTCGGCCAGGGCCTCAGCCGTGATACCGTGCTTACGTTGCCATTCGAGAAGTGTTGGAGATGTCATGCGTCCTCCATACCGGAAATAGCATCCCACACGTCAGAGTCGCGACATTTTTCAAAAGCTAATGCTGCCATATCGAAGACTAATCGTTCTTGAGGGTGCGGCGATTCCCAGTATTTAAAACCTTCACGGTGTGAATAACCCATCATTGAATAAAATTCACCCGCTAACTCTATAGCCGCTGCCACCAACTCTTCATCATTCATAATTCAATCCTCTCTCTTAATTTATCTGCATCAGCCGCTTTGAGCGCCTGTGCCTCAATCCAACTAATACCGTAAGTCAGGTAAAACTTGCGAAATATTTCACTGTCGCTCAGACCTTCCGCACGACGATAACCGGCCCACTGAGCAAGAGTATGGTCCAGTTTGACGAGCGCGTCAAGACGTTTTATTTGCTTTTTAACTTCGTGTATCACTTTAACTTGTGGACAATAGCGACCAGTCAGTCTGTCACGCATTGCCTCGGGTGTCTCACGTGCGCCCACAACCTCATTACGCATCTGTGCCAGTACATCCGGGTCAAGCTCGTATAAATCACCATCGACAAACTCCGGACCACTACGTTGCGCCGGTTTAGGTACAGGCTCACCACAGTCAGGACATGCATCGCGGAACCGTTCGTACACCGCCGCGCAAGCTGTACACACGCGCACCGTCGATGGTTCACTTTTACCTGTGCGACGCTCCCGGCGGTCAAGACTCCACTCACGCGGTGCGTCCGGTAAACCGTGGCGCATGACGTTCGATACGGCGTCGATGACCGTGAGATGTGTCTTCCCCGTGTCGGGACTGGTCCGCGTGCCTCGCCCAAACATCTGACAAAAAAGCGCGTAGCTTTGCGTGGGTCGCGCAAATGATACGACTTCCAGGGAACTAACGTCCGTCCCTTCTGTGAGAACACTATCATTTACAATCTGTAAAACTTTTCCGCTGGCGATATCACGCAGTGCCTGAATGCGTTCACTGTCTTTCATCCGCCCCGATACAGCTACAGCAGGCACACCTTTTGCGCGATAGGCATCGGCAACTTCTTCCGCCATATCCACACCGACGGTGAAAGTTACACCCCGTTTACCGGGTGTAAATTTTAACCAGTGTTGAACTATGTCCCCCACAATGTGGGATTTACCTATTTCCTCCTTGAGTTCTTTTTCGGCATAATCGCCAGTCGTGGTGCTGACTTTAACTCTATCAAGATGTAAATCGGAAGGTGGACAATAAATTTTGTAATCCACCAGAAAACCCATCTCGATAAGGTCACGCATTCCCGGCCCGATAACGAGTGCGTCACCATATCCGTCTGTTTCACGCGACAACCCTTTTCCATCAGCCCGACATGGTGTAGCTGTCAACCCTAAACCGCGTGCACCCGCGTTATCAAGCGGTGTAAAAACACCACCCCACGTTTTTGAGTCGCGCGTATAATGGTGAAATTCGTCACCTATGATTGTTAATTTATCGCGGTACGCCTTCAGTTCGTCAATGTGTTGTTGTTTAACGGACTGAACTGAAGCGACGGTTATTTTTGCCGATGGATCATAATAAGTTCGTCCGTGGTCCTCCATGTGGAGCCTGATTGAATACTTTATTGTTGAGTGTGCTGCGATTATGTTGTGACGGAGTTCGTTTCTCGCCAGCGTGTTACTCAACTGTGATATTAGCTCTGAACGATGTGCGGTAATCAGAACACGCTGCCCACGTGCCGCTTCTATTCGGGCTATTTCACAAAGCACGCTGGCTTTACCACTGCCGGTCGGCATGACTAACACCACAAAACGCTTACCAACAGCCCAATTTGCGTATACGTTATCAATCGCATTTTGTTGATAAGGTCGCATTATTAACATTTTGTCGGCCCCTTATACGTCTGATTCTTACCCTTAAACGATGGTTCCGAAATTGCGCGTTCTACCGACCACCCGTAGCGGGTTAACCTGCCCTTCAAAGTGTAATAATTAACGCCTGATACCTCTGATAGTTCACGAATGTCATACATTTTTCCGTTGTACTCGTATTTCAGAGTATTGGTTCTGTTTAATGGTTGTTTTTCGTTTTCAATCCAAGTACAATTTTCGGGACAATAGTCACCATCTACATCTTTTCTTTCTATTGTCACTTTTTCTTTGTACCCTGAAGATATTGCCCATGCGTGAAATGACTCAAAGTTGTGCCAGTCTTCACAAACCGTAATGCCGCGACCACCATAATGGGGAAAGTCCTTACACTCCGGGTTGTAACAGCGTTGCTTCATTGCTGTCCATACCCAGTTTAATTTTTGAAAACGTTTGGACAGACCGTGCGTTTTCAATGCTGGTGAACAACCACAATGTGATTTTTTTCCAGATTTTTTAGCAATTAACATTGTACTGACGAGTCGTTCGGTTGTGCCTCCACATTCACACTTAAATGACCAAATCCAACCACCCCTTTCATTTGTGCGAACTGGTTTTATTGCTGTTAACATCCCAAATTTTTCACCAGTAATATCTTTTCTATGGTTAGCCATGTTTCACCTCTTCCAATGTCAAAACGTTGCCCCATTATGAGAGGTGATTCACCACATGTCAACTACATCTCCCACACTTTGCGCACGCTGTTCGACTCAACCATACGTGCTTTTCTGATTAGTTTACGTGCCACATACATCGGTATCTGCACATCGTCGAGGAACCATTTATCCTTCTTACTGACCGAGTTGTACCAACCGTAAGAAGGCCGGAGCAGTTGTTTAATTTGTGTCATTAATCGTCCTCCGAAGCGGTTTTCTGCTCTGCGTTGAATTCAATTCGCAAAACGCTTGAGTTGTTTCTGCTTATATAAACTTTACATTTACAACGTGGACAAGCGGGTTCTTTAACCTTCAACCTTTTTGTTCTCACTCTCTTCACTGTTTCAGGTTGATAACAGTTTAAACACCTGAAACAAATTACAGTTTCCGCCATCTCTCACATCTCCCCATTGTCATTGACGATAGCGTCATTATGTCGCACCACCCTCTCCGTGTCAAATTTAAGATTAGTGTTGACGAGTGCGTCATGGTGGTGTAGAGTTCACCACATCGACAACAATGGAGGACAGAGAGATGAGTAAATTAAGTGACTGGATTGAACAACATCGGGAACAACCCGAGCATGAGTTAGCGGTTCGTAACTATTCAATGAATACTGAGTTGATGGAGCGCGAATTTGCAGAAGCGGAAAAATCCGGTGAAATTGTAATTTGTCAACATTGTGGGTATCCGGAAAACCCGAGTAGAAGCCTCGAAGGTAAATCGTTTATCAAACATCAGTGTTGCTTTCACTGCTGGTACTGGCTTCACAATCTGAATCTTATTAATGGTCCACGGGCAAACGCGGTTATCGTCGATGGTGTGCACCGTACAGATTCTGGTATGGCCAGTAAAGACTCCGGTAAGTTTTTGGGTCACGGCGGAGCAATGTGGTACTACCGTCGAATCGGGGAAAGTACCATTCACGCCACAAATAACATGTGGCATCAGGGAGACATTCCCAAATCTCTCAACATTGCAGATAATGCTGTTTTTTGCACACGTGAAGAATACGAACAACAGGAGTCCAAATAATGATCACCTTAACCATCCCAAACGATGACCACATCGCCCTGCGTGCGTTTGGTAAAGCACTGGAAGAAATGGCACTGGCGCACGGTGCCGAGCCACGCAAGACAACTGTTGACACAAGCGAAGCAACTGCTGTCACTGATGAATTAGTGCAAACCGCGCTACAAATGATGAATGAGCCGGAAGTCGACACGACTGCTCAACAGGTTGAGTCACTGGCTCCCCGTGACGGGAGAAGTATTGAAGTAACTCGCGAAATGGTTGAATTGTGCATACCAGTTAAACCGGATATCGACCCACCAACCGCCGACTCAACCGGTACACCGTGGGATGAGCGTATCCACTCTACCAGTAAGGCGCTCAATGCGGACAGTACGTGGCGTCTGCGTCGTAAGCCGAAGGATATGGATGAGGCAGAGTGGGCAGCATTTGTTGAGTCGGTGAAGGGTGAGTTACATACTCAAACACCAGTAGTGACCAATGAAGAAGTTAAAACCCTGGAATCCGTGTCTATTGAACCGACACGGGAAGAAGTCGACGAAGTCGAACCACCTGTAACACCGCCGGGCGATGACTTCCACACTGACGCAGGCGTGGTAACCGAGCAAACCGTTGTGGGTATTCCGCCAATCCCTGTACCGCCGCCGGTAGTTGTTGTACCACCTGTACCGGAAGTAGCTGAGTGGGACTTCCCGCGCCTAATGACCTTCCTGACCGAGCGTCACGGTAAGATTGATGTGGCAACCGTGAACGCGCTGCTGGCGCAGGATGGCATGTCGTCGGTACAGGAACTGAACGTCCACTCGGATAAAATTGGTCCGTTCGTGACACGTGTTAAAGCGTATTTAGGGGAGTAATCACAATGAGTAACTTACCCAAAGTATCTGACGCCGGACAATGGATGGTCTGTAACGGGTCATTCCGAGCACAACAGGCTCACCCGCCGCTGAATGTCGAACCGTCGCAGTCACGTCTCGAGGGACGTGCCGCACACGAAGTGGCTCAGAAGTTATTCAAAAATGAGCCATTCAGTGGCCTGGTGGGTAGTTTGTCAAAGGATGGAATTATCATCACAGACGAACTGTTTGATGCTGCTCGTGAGTATTTTAACGAGGTGTGGGGTTATTGTAACACTCACGGGCGAGTGCACGACCTTCACGTTGAAGAAGTGTGTCCTGTTCCGGGTTACGGTGACTGGTACTGTATCCCCGATGCATGGGTGTACGTACCGGAAGTGAAGGTGTTACGTGTCTGGGACGCGAAATTCGGTCACCGTATTGTTGACCCGTTTGAAAACTGGCAGTTGTTGATTGAAGCGTTCAGTATTTGCGAACAATTCCAGTCGCCACCGGGCATTATTGAACTGGTCATCGTACAGCCACGCGGATTCACCGGTGAGGGTACGGTGCGTAAATGGGCGCTCACATACGATGAACTGTGCGCATACCGGCAGCAGGTGAACGAGACGATACTCCGCGTGCTGGATGCCACGCCGATGTGCACGTCCGGACCACACTGTCTCGACTGTAGCGCACGTGCACACTGTGACACGCTGAAGCAACAGAGTTATGCGGGTGTGGACTACGTACAGTCGTTGCAGACGCATAATTTGTCCGGTCATGCACTGGGCGTTGAGTTGCGACTCCTGCAGCGTGCGCAGGAGATGATTAAAATGCGTCTCAGTGGTCTGGAGGAACAGGCACTGCACGAGATTAAGCAGGGACAACACGTGACATTCTACAGCGCTAAAACCACATACGGTCGTAAGCGCTGGAAGAAAGATGTACCGGTGGACCAGGTGATTATGATGGGGGATTTACTCGGTCAAAATCTTCGTAAGCCACAGGAACTGGACACACCCGCACAGTGTGTGAAAAAAGGTATCGACCCGTCCGTTATTGAGCAGTACGCCGAAACACCTGTCACGGGTGTCAAGCTGGAACAGGTTGATGAGCGCAGTATCCGTAGCGTATTTGAGAGGAAGTGATTATGAAAATCAGCAAGAAAGAAGCAGAAGTTATTTTGGGTTTGATTAAGCAAGCGTTTCTCGATGGGTTTGATGATGCTGAACTCGTGGAACTTTTTGAGCGTTTGATGAATTTTATCAAAGATTAGTATTGACGCACCCGTCAAACTAACGTAGTATTCAAATCACCGGGAGACAGAAGGTCTCCCACATTTAACAGAGAGGAAATAACCATGTTTGGATTTGGAAAGAAAGAAGAAACAGTGAGTCTGTCTGCACCCGTACCGGATGGAACTAAAAGCCTCGATCAAATTATAGAAAGTCTTTCAGATGATGGACAACACTTTCTTATCCCATCGAGTGACGACATTCAATCTCTACTGGTGCAACTCGGTTCAGATTTTAAAATCACGAATCGGAATCCAGCAACAGACACGTCGGGCACAAATATTGACCGGTCTATTCTTTTGTGTGCTGCGTTATTACTGAAAAGATTAAATAACGCTTGACGCACCCGTCAAACTAACGTAGTATTCAAATCATCGGGAGACAGAGGGTCTCCCACACTTAGCAGAGAGGATTTATAAGATGGCTCAATTTACTTTCGTTACCCCTGTTGCTCGCCTGATTCACGGTCACCCGCTGAAACAGAATGTGCGCACTGATGGAGTTACAAAACAACCGGTTCTTGGTAAAGATGGTCAGCCCGTTAAAGAGATTTACATCGGTATTGCAATTCCTAAAACCGGTGAAGCGGACTGGAAAGATACCGAATGGGGTAAACAAATCGCAATGGCGGCGCTGGACGCTGAAAACGGTTACGATGCCGCCACCACTCGCCGCCCGGATTTTTCCTGGAAAGTAATCGATGGCGATAGCGACATCCCGAACAAAGCTGGTCACGCACCGAATGAGGACGAATATAAACGCGGTCACTGGGTCTTGCACCTGAACACCCGCATTCCGTACAACTGTTATCATGTTGGTAAATATAATCCGCTCGATGCGATTCAGGACGTAAACGCTATTAAACTCGGCGATTACGTTCGTGTGAATATCGTGGCGAAAGGTAATAAGCCGTCCAAAACTCCGGGCGTGTATTTGAACCCGAATCTGCTCGAGCTGTCACGTGTGGGCGAAGCGATCATTCGTGAAGGTAGCGGTCCGGACGCGGCAAGCGTATTTGGCGGTGGCACACCTGCGCAGGCGGCACCAACCCCGGCCCCAGCTGCTCCGGCACCCGCAACACCTCCGCCAGCAACTGACCTGTTGGTAACACCTCCGCCGGTTGTTGAAGAGAAGTACAGCTACAACGGCGCAGTGTATACCAAAGCACAGTTGCTCGGTATGCCCGGCTGGAGCGAAGAGTTAATCGCACAACACTGTCAGAAAGTAGCATAATCACAACGCCCCGGTGCGAGCCGGGGTAATTTAACTGGAGAGGGTGTATCATGACCGAACTCGACCCACGACTGAAAAAGATTGATGAAAAGTTAGCCGAACTGGAACGCGCTATTAAACAGGTGCAGGAGCAACGCCGGGAATACATCAACCGGAAAGGACTCAATAAATAATTATCCAAGCCCCTTAACCGGGGCTTTTCTTACAGAGAGGAACAGAGATGCACTATTTATCGAAATGCGAAGACGCAACTTGCGGTAAAACTTATCCCGCTGACCTCCACAATTGCCCTTACTGTGGGGCTGATTCAGCGTTTTCCAGCGTTGCACCACTGGACCCACGGGACTGGGGATACGATTTAGAGACATACAAGAACATCTTCACCGCCTCATTTATTCACGCTGCGACGGGTATGGAGTTAGTCTTCGAAATCAGTGACCGTAAAAACGAGCAGTCGCAATTAATCGAATTCGTGTTCAACCTGGGACGCAGTAAGGCCCGTGGGATTGGATTTAATAACCTGGCATTCGACTATCCGGTGCTACACTACGTGGTCAATGCACCGGGTTGTACACTGGAACAGATTTATGCGAAGGCGCAATCACAGATTAAGCCCGAAGGTCAGTGGCCAGAAATCATATGGGACCGCGACCAGATTTTCGAGCAGATTGATCTGTACAAAATAAACCACTTCGACAATAAAGCCCGACGTACCAGCCTGAAGGCGTTAGAGGTAGGCATGCGGTCCCCCAACGTAAAAGACCTACCATTCCCGGTCGGAATGGTGTTGAACGATGCGCAGAAAGATGTCCTCATCGCATACAACAAGCACGACGTCCGCGAAACACTTAAATTCTTCGTGCGTTCACTCGACAAAATTCATTTCCGCGAGGAACTGACAAAGCAATACGGACGTAACTTTATGAACCACGCCGACACTAAAATCGGCAAAGATATATTCGTTCACGAACTGGAGAAGGTCGGGGTAGATTGCTCGGGAGTAACTATTCGTGAACGTATCGCGCTTGCGGATTGCATACCCCCTTACATCAAATTTGAACGACCGGAGTTCAATCAAATTCTGGAACGCATTCGTGGGGTTGTACTCACGAAGAAGCAGCAGGACGAATTACTGACCACAAAAGGTGTGTTTAGTGATATGACCGTCATGGTCGATGGTGTCGAATATTCGTTCGGGTTGGGAGGTATCCATAGTGGTATTCCGAACTACGTTGTGCATTCCGGCAACGGTAAGTTATTGAAAAATAAAGATGTTACAAGCATGTACCCGTCCATTAGTATAAAGAACAGGTACTATCCGGAACACCTTAGTGAAACTTTTTGTGATGTATATGAACAACTGTTCATTCGTCGCCGTGATGCTAAGCGAGCGGGAGATAAAACAGTTGATGCCGCATTGAAACTCGCCCTCAACGGCACCTTCGGAAACATGGGGAGTAAATTCAGCCCATTCTGCGACCACAAGTGTCTTCTGAGTATCACTATTACGGGACAACTTTGTTTGGCAATGTTGATTGATAGATTGATAACGCGAGTTCCAGACATGATTATTCCGCAATCGAATACTGACGGGGCTGTCATGTACTACCCCGAACAATATGATTCGTTAGTCGAATCTATTTGTGCGGAATGGGAGAAAGACACAATGTTGGGACTTGAGACGGACGAAGTAAAATCTCTTTATCAGCGTGATGTGAACAATTACATAATGACCATTGGTTGACATCGGGCAAAAGAAAATTTAGGATGGTATAAACAAATCGCAACGGTATGAGATGATGATGTGGAAATTGAAATGCAGAGAAGAAATGTCTCTGGAGTTATTAAAAGAACATTTCACTTATAATCCCACGACTGGGGAATTCGCAAGAATAAAGAGATACGATAGTTATGGTAAACCCAAATCAATATATTCGCCAATAAGGGACTGTAATAATAGGGGCTATTACTGGGCGAATTGTTTTGGGTTGATGTTTCTCGTACATCGCCTCGTGTGGTTATATATGACGGGTGAACATCCGAATGGTGAAATTGACCATATCAATGGTAATCGAAAGGATAACCGCTGGGAAAATTTACGTCTTGTTACGGCTTTTGAGAATGCTAGAAATCAGGGTGAACGCAAAGATAACACCTCCGGGTGCAGAGGCGTTACAAGAAATGGTGCGGGATGGTTGGTACGTATATCACATGAAGGGGTTCGTTATCACTTGGGCACATTCAGAGATAAGAATGAGGCAATCGCCGTTCGCAAGCAAGCTGAGCGCGATTTAAATTATCACCCCAATCACGCAAAGCGGGAGTCATGGAAATATGAAAATTAAAAGAAAAGGGTGTTACGAGTACAAATACCAGTGGCATCAAGACCCATCGGCGATGATTGTTGCCCGCGCAGCCGAAGCCGCCCTCGTACACGGTGAGGACATCCGCACGTTCATCACGCGGCACCGTGACCCGTTTGACTTTATGCTGCGAGCAAAAGTGCCTCGTTCCGCACGTCTGGTAATGCGTTGGCCCGAGTGGGGCGCTGAACGAGAGATGCAGAACACCACGCGTGTGTTTATCTCGCGCAATGGTGGGTCACTGGTCAAACTGTTGCCACCAACTGGTGCACCGGGTACATGGAAGCGTAAGAACGGCATCAAAGACGACGTGTACAATGCTGTAATGCGCGAGATTACTGGTCAACCGGGAGACCTCGACAGCATTGGTACACCGTGGGATGAGCGTATCCACGCAAAGAGTCGCAGTAAACACGCTGCAGTACGTGAAACTGGGATGTATGTCGGATGGAAGGTGACAGAGTGTGCAGACGCTAAGGATTTCGACTGGGGCAGTCTGGACTACGAATATTATGTGAAAGAAGTGGAAAAGTTAGTTTTACCGTTGTTGAGGTGAGAAAGTACCGGCGCATCACTGTGCCGGTTTGTTCATCTTTTGACGCATTTCAGCAAGTTCAATTTCCGCCTTTTCGCGTTCGATTCGCCTAATAATTTCCTTCTCCTTACGCTCGGCGGACTCATTACGAATTCGTTGTATGTGACCACAAATCATGACAACCGTCAGTATAATACCACACAAGGTGGCGAAGATACCGACGGTTTCCGGGGTAATGCCGTATTTAGTCATCAGTCCCGTTATCGTCGTCCCGCTCGCCACTACCGTTCCGACTTGTGTGTTTCCAGTAAAGCTCATAGCGTTTTCTCGCTTCAATGTACCACTCGACAACCCGCACCAACATGAGAACGATGGCCAGAGTTGTCGATATGAACCGCAATACCTCCAGCATCGTCACTGTCCTTTTTCAGTATCGTGAAGATTGCCACGCAGTACAGCATCGTGAACGTTGCCGCATAGATGTCGAGTGGTCGATAGAAAAACCACAGAAACCACCCCATTAGGTTAATCAACATGGAGACAATGCTGATGAGCATCATGTCGAGAGACTTCCGGGATGTTCCAAACCGATACAGAATGCCGACCACTGCGAAATCGCAAAATGCGGCGAGGAAAAAGTAAATCGAACCATCCAGATTGCTGCACAACTTCTGGAAAAGAGTCGCCACCATCACGAAGAGAAACGAGGCTCCTCGAGGTCTGGCGATCACCGAGGCAATCAGGAGGGCGTACATTGTTTACTTGGTCCGCCGTTTTACTTTCGCGTCACCGGTTTTACCACGAGGTTTAACACACGCCCCACCGGCGTCTCCTGCCTTACGTGGTTTAACTGCAGCTGACTTGGTCTCGTACATTTTATCATCCTCATATGTTAATATTAAGCTTAATTGTACAGCAGGTGTTACCGAATGAGAAATCCTCTAAGCAAACAAATGACTGCTCTTCTCACCGCATTTGCGATGGGTGGCACAGGTACCGCGGTAGTCACACAGACAGATCTGCTCAATCAATTCCTGAACGAGAAGGAGGGGAACAGGTTGACGGCGTATCTGGATAGCGCGAACCCCCCCGTCTGGACCATCTGTCGAGGCGTGACGCGCATCGATGGTAAGCCGGTGACAAAGGGCATGCGGCTTACTGAAAAGCAATGCGACCTTCTGAACGACAAAGAAGCGCAAAAGTCGCTCAAATGGGTACGTGACAATATCCCGGTAAAACTAAACCCGGTACAACAGGTTGGTATTGCATCGTTCTGCCCGTACAACATTGGTCCCACTAAATGTAAGGGGTCGACATTCTTCAAATTGCTGCAAAAAGGCGACTGGAAGAACGCGTGCAAACAGATTCCTCGTTGGGTGTTTGATGGTGGTCGTGACTGCCGCATTAAAAGTAACAACTGTTCTGGGCAGCCGATTCGCCGGGAGCAGGAAGAGTATTTGTGCCTGTATACACTGGGGGAATCGAAATGACAATGTTACAGCGGGTAGTAATTGTTGTAGGAATCGTATTCGTGATATGTACATATTGGCTAGGTTATTATCACGGTAAGCAGTCAGTCAAGCTGGACGATTTCAAAGAATATAAGGCAGCTGTCGAAGCCCGTGATGCGCTGCAGGAAAAACTCAATGCTTCCGATGTGGAATTGCAGAAAATGCAACGGGAACTAAAAGAAGCCCGGGACAAAAAAGTTGTTGAGAAAGTCACCATTTACCGCGACCGAATCAAAGACTCCACCACCGCTCAGTGTGTCAAAGAGAGCGGTATCCTCGACCTGTATGATGCGACCGTAAAATGAAAAAACTCATCCTGCTGATATCTGTACTTATTTTAACCGCGTGTACTCAGGAAGTGCGCAAATGCCCGCCACCATCTAACGACCTGCTTACGCCGAGTGGTGAATTGTGGACAACCGATGGCGATCCCGAAAAGGCCGCTACGGTAATTCCACACAATGGGGAAGTTCTGATGGCCGACCGGGACAGAGTGTCCCGGTGGCAAAACTGGTGGGAAGGTTGTAAAACCTTATGAGTATTCTTCGATGATGACGATTCCCGGGCGTCCAGCGGCACCGTTTCTCAATGGCTGAGATGGACCGTTGGAACACCCGGATGCTCCGGAACCCCAACCACCGCCGGTTACTGCCGGGTTGTTGATTGCCTGCACCGCACCACCCACGCCCATGGGTCCATCTGAACCCCTGGAACCGATAGTGACATCGGTCGAAATGGCGAAGCCAGCGGCGGAACCCGGCCCAGAAACACCGAAGATGTTCCAGCCGGTAGGGGCATTACTGTTAGCGTTGGCGACAGGTTGGAACGGCGGGTTCGCCGGACCAGCCGGTAGGCCGGCTTTACCACCCGGACAGCTAATCAAGGTCCCCACGGACGTTGTTCCGCCATCGCCGCCGTATGTGGACGAAGCTGTACCACCGGCACCACCCGCACCAATCGTCACTTGCAGAGAATTAATCGTGGCAACATCGTAAATGCCCTCACCATAAGCACCGGCCCCACCACCGTTACTCATCGATGTTTGTCCCGCGCCCGTAGCTACCGCTGCGGAGCTACCACCGCCACCACCAACCGCTCTAATTCTCCACTTTTTGGCACCCGGGGTCTTCGATACCACCGTATCGGTTGTGAACGCGCGGACATTAAGTAATCTTCCCGGTGTCGCAATCATCAACGCATCATAAAGTTGACTGTTCACCCCATTATCGACAGTCCCGTTCGGCGTAACACCTGCTACGTTAAGCACGCGAGCGAAAAAACCACTCATATCGTTGGCCCAATCAGCCTCGAAATATGAACCATCTTCTGCTGTCGGTGATGTACGGTTTTTAAATGCGCCCTGAGGTTGCTCCGTCGTGGGATTCTCGAACCGCCCAGGGTAACGGTTGCTACGATCTAAAGCCATTATTTAAACTCCTATAAATCCGGTCGCTTGTGCCAATGAGTCACCAAACTGAGTTGACGAGTCACCTGCCTGTACGTAATCATAAGCCTCAAGGAAGCCATTGAATTTTACACCCTGCGGCTTCGGAACGAAAGATGCGTTGAGGAGCGCCCATCGTTCAAGCTCTGTGATTTGCCCGTAGAATTCCACGGAGAAACTCATGTCCTCACCATCAACCAGACGGGTGACCTGTGCGTTAGGCAACAGGAAATTCATCCCGGTGATAATGTCTTCAATGGTCGCGTACGAGTTGTTTTTAAGAATTTTAGATTTAATTGCCAGACGATATAATTTGTCCGACATCACCATCGACTGGTCAACAGATGGCACACTACACATCGCAGAGGTGTCACCGAATTCAGCCGGACCATTGACATCGCTGGCGCACATTGCGGTTTCTATGGTGACTTCACCAATAAAATCCCTGGGTATCACCACAATGCGCCCAATAACGTCGAGTTGCTCACCTTGCGCCGCATCGATCGAATACATAATGCGGACAGCTGCAGCCACATCTGCAATCTGCGTAGCCAGACTACGCGTGATGTTATACCAAGCGGCAGCCTTTGGCTTGTTACGATACTGAGCGTAGATGCGATTTGGGGCATCTGACTCATTTGCGACGTAGCCGCTGACAATCGTCAGCGGTACGAAGTAGGGAGCTGGGAAGAAGTTCATCAGTACCCACAGGAATTGATGGAAGATGTACTAATGATACCGCGAATCTCTCATTAGTCAATTCGGGTGCGTTGTGGACGGATGAAAGGGGCTTACGCCCCTAAACTATTTTAAATGTCAATCCTTCTTTGTCAGAAAACCCGTTATTCATTAAGTAATCCAAGACGTAATCTTGTTTTTCAATTTCGTCGGAAAACGATGAGCCGCCATCATCTATTTCCACTGTGACCGGAAGGTTGCCGGTTGTCATAAACCACACTTTTACTTTCAACATTTAATACCCCCTATGTGAAATTGATGATGAAATTATCGATATCAATCACCGCGCCTTCACGGCAGCGGATAGATACTTCACAATATTCGGCGCCCTGTGGTACTCGACCTTGTATGAATTGTCCCACAGATTGCCACCCGCTCGGAGTATTAGTGAAAGAACTACTTGCACCCGATTGGATCGATTTGCCAGCCCTGTCGTAAAACGTAACGGTTAGTGCTCCCGCCGTCGTCCCTGTACCGGCGGTTATGGTATTGACTTGACACGTGGTCCTGTAATAACCATGTTGCGTTACTTTTACTTTTTGGTCCAGGAAACAACTTGACGACCCGGACGATGTCATTCTCGCTCCATAGACACCTGTTTTCTTGTATTCCGTACCTACTACGCACGTTTGAGTGCTGACTCCCGTGTTGTTAAATGTCCACGATGATAAATCACCGGACTCAAAGCCGGGATTCAATGTTGGGTTTAGCGATTTATGAAGTGGGATATTCCCGGCACCAGAACGGATATCACCGATACAATGGCTCGCCGTAACATACCCGTCACCCTCGACAAAAGTTCTCAACCCTTCTTCCCCGTTCTGGAAGGGATAGTCATTCCCCGGCGTTTTGACGAGAGTGATGTCGATGAAGGCATTTTCCCCTACGTAGAATAACGGTTTCGTTTGCAGCGACGGGTTGTTACACACAAGTGTACACCCATTAAGGATGAGTCGCGCCGCAATTCCCGTTACTTCTCCGTAGCGATACCACGCTGACGCCCCTGGATTTTCAATATTAGCCGCCGAATCCAAGATGACCATAGCACCATTCCCCGTTATCTTAATCGGGGTATTTAACACTGATGTACCAGGCATCCCAATGGCAAAGCTCGCACATTCCACAAGTATCGGACATCCTTTCATGTCGAATATTTTGCAATTTTGGAAAGTAATTGACTCTCCGGAGTCCGAAAGACCGGCTGGGAAGTGCATCGCATATGTGCCTCCAGTTGACTCCATCATGAACCCACAATTGATGAATTTATAACGCCAGGTACTATTGGAGCCTCCTAAAACGATGTCAGCAGTGGAAAACATGCAGTTTTCGATCTTACAGTCGCCATTATAGGTGCCGTTGCTGGAATCGTTATTGTTTCCAGTTAGCAGCAACCGCTGACCAATGTTTTGAATCGCACCTTTGACTTTTATACCACGCATGGATGTACAGTGGTTCTCTGACCCAGCAGGATATGGGCGACTGGAATGAACCCATAAACAGTAAGGGGCAGTACAACCTGTAAAGTCAATATAAGCGATGCCATTGGGGCTCTCGAAAGAATAGTACCCCAAATCTACTTCCAAACCTTGCGACCCAGTTACATAATAGGTTTTCCCCGCCTGTAACACCACATTGACTTTGTTGGACTTCGCATAAGATAGCGCCGACTGGAGCTGTTCTGTGTCAGTGCCTGGTAAATCCTCCGGCATTATAAACTTAGTTCTTCTGTTAAAAATCTCTATATAATTGTCAAGCCGAGTACCATCGGAATGGGTTACCAGCGAAGTACCGGGAATCGCGGACGATGCCAGGTTTTGTCGCAGTAACTGATCCGTACGTGGCCTCCAGTTGACATCGGATAGTGGATCTGTGTCTGGGGGCACAACGTGTGGTAACGTACCCACCCATGAATACCAGTTATTGTCCGCCGGGTTGTACACTGCTTTATTGCGATCTGTAGTATCAAGTGTGCCACCGGTGCTGAAGTCGAAACTACTCGGTTCGAATGTCGAATTCATTAGCGCATCGATTGCTGATGCTGCCGATGCTGCGGCGTCAGCAGCCGAACTAGAAGCACTATTTGCACTATTAAGTGAATTCGTAGCACTGCCTGCAGCGGCTGTAGCTGAAGCCGATGCACTCGATACAGCCGCCGATGCGGCGGCTCTCAAATCATCAACTTGCCGGAAGTTATCATCCAGTTCGTCCCACGTTAAGGGTCGACCTAGGTCTGCACGTTTGATAATGGTCATACGATAGTCACCGTGATGTTTGAGGTTGTCCAGCGGGATAATTCGTTAAACTTAATGGTAACATTCGCTGTGCCGCCATTCAACGTCATACTGTTAACGTAGCTATTACCGTATGAACCAATAACTTTGTTAATAGGTGTGTAAAGTGAACTGTACGGAACTGTTTCACCGATATCAAACCCGTCCGGCTTAAAACCGTACTCTGTCGGAATTAGACCACCCGCAGCGTATTCCATGATGGCGTCCTGAATGAGTGGCTCAAGGGTCGCCTGAGACGGTAGCGTACCGTCATCTTTGATTTCGATGACCACCGCCATATCCACATACACGGGGCGACTGAATTTGATATCTTTGGTCATCGTGGGGTAAGTAGGCGACGTGACCGTGACTGTCACACCGGTTCCAGCCTGATAAAGTGCGACACCCGGGTTCTTTTTAAGGTAAATAGCCATCGCCACATCATCGTCCGTACCACCATCAACGATGGGCGCAATGCTGTGGCCGGGTTGACCATTACTGTCAGTTGTGGCTTCGTCGTTCTCATAGACACGCACACGGCGTACACCATCCACATTGAACAGTTGTCCCAGCATTGAATCAACCTGGTTACTACCCGGCAGACCTACAGCTGTTGCTCGTTTAAGGCGTAGCGACCCATCCGATTCAGCAGATGTACCGGGTGTTGCTGGAGTGGGGTTATTAACTGATACCAGACCAGCAACCGTGTCCACAATGGTTGTGATGGTGTTGGCGTCCGCTTCGATATCACCAACCGTGGTACAGGTGATATCGACCGTTGCGGTACCTGAACTATCCAGTGTCCACGTCTGGTCAAGAGTAAATCGATAACCCGTCACAGACGACTCAAAGCGTGTACCCGCAGGAACCTGAGTACCGGCAACACCCGTTAACACAAACCCTGTAACAGTGGACGCGGTACCTTCACTCCTGACGGTACCTGTCAGCGCGCAAATCACATCGAGGTCATAGCCACTGGCTTTGTTCGGGTCTTTGGAGTTATAAGCCTGTTGTAACACTTCATCGAGTGCGGAGAAGATTTCAGCATCGTGCGCCATCTTCAACCCATCGGGGGTGGACGGGTCAAGATTCCAGTTACTGTCGATATCCAGATATAACTGTTTTTCTTCGTCGAACCAGTCATTCTGTGATTTTACGCTATAGCCGGTACTGGTTAATTCAGCCATTCTCGGTCACCGTTAATAATCCGTAGGAGGTCAACACGCTGGCGGTGACCGTATAAGTTTTGTTGTCGATGTCGAAATCGGTACTAAAACTGGTCAACTGCAGGACACCGGGAGTACCGGAGATACGTTCACGGAGGCGTGCTTCGCGGACATCCATAGAAGTTTGTTTGTTGAGTATCTCCTGAAACCACGGTGTACCGTCGGTCACATCCCGGAAATACTCACCCAGAAACAGACGCAGACGAGTACGTATTGTCTGTTCTATTTCCAGTTGTTCGGTGATGAACATCGAACCCTGGGTAACGATGTCACCATCTTCATCTAATTTACGTACTGTCATTAGTTATTCGGCCCCGTATTAGAACCACCGGAAGCAACGCCGCCATGAGTGTGACCATTGAGTTCTTTACCATCCAGCACCAGAGAGTTCAGTGCGGTGATGTTCCCGTCTTTATCAATGGTCACACCATTGATACTCACTGTGCCGTTTGCAAGAAGTTGGACGTTGCCGTTCCCATTAGCCATTATGCACGAACCATCACCCTTTAACCAGACGTGCTGTGACGCGTCGGCATTGCGCAAGCGTATCCCATCGTTAGAAAAACTTGCAATCAGGTTATCAAGTGAACGGATTCCCGGTACAAACATTGCGTCCTGTTTGTGATGAAAGCGTTTGACGGGATTAGCAGCAATGCCGCCAGTCTGCTTCCATCCATCAATGCAACGTTGACTGAAATGTACCATACCCTCACAACCCGGATTGACGGCGAATTCCAGTACGAAGTCATCGCCCGGAAAACTTACAGGAACGTCCACAATGGGTGGTGGGTCGAACGTAGTTTTAGCGACATCATCGGTCCGGGTGATTCCCAGTTGAATCTGCGCACGTTGGGTATCCGGGTCGAACGTCAGCACGTAACCCGGGATACACGTGTACACGTCCTTCATGTTCTCGAAAAACGTGTCATTGGTGACGTTCTGTAAAAACGAGCGGCGCTGGTTAATGTCGGTCATGTCGCCCTCCTGTGAAAATAATGTCAAGTATACTATTGACACTCACGTCAAACAATGTAATTATTTATTCACAGGCATATAGCACATGTGTCTTTAGCGGTCCGGGGTGTCCTATTCCTTCGCATCAGCGGGTAGCCGGAATGTGTAGCCAAGTGTACACTGAGCGGTTGGTCACCGCGGCGGTTCGACCAATATAACGGTTTAGAGTTTAGACGACGTTTAACCTGTAAACCGTGCTCTCTCTCTGTTGTGCTCCTGCATGTTTGCCCCGGTCTCCGGGGCTTTTTTTTTACAAATCCAAAAGTGTCGTAACCTGGCTGGCAACATTCGTTGCGGCTGTCTTCACATTGATGTAACCACGCTCAATCAGTCCGGATATGGATGTGCTGGAAACGTCGTTACTGTTCAACTGATACTGTGCCGGTTGTGAACCGTTTGCCACGCGGTCAAGCGTGACAATCTGCTGCAGTTCAGCAACAAATATCAGTCCGTTCTCATTCTCCGGGTCTTTAGAGCGCCCGATACGCTGGATGACCATATTGTTCAGCGTGATTTCACCCGTATCCACCGTGAATACCTGTCCGGAGTACATGAAATCGAGCAAAGTGTTCAGTGTTGTACTGGAGCGGGTTTCATTTGAGCCGCTCAACCACCCCGCGAACAGACCAGCACCTGCGGCAATAAACGGATTGTCATCGACGAGATTTGTCAACGCCCCGGTGAAATCGGTGATACTGACTTTCAACGGGTTGTTCGATACCGCACCCGTCATCGTGTAACGAATAGGCTGATAGATAATGTGGTCCGCAATTGGCGTACCTGTCTCAATGGGGTATTGCACGATGTCCACACTGGCATCAAGGTCATCAGACAGGACAGCATCGAACTGAAGCGACCCAAGCTGTGGGCCGCGCTTTACCAGAAGGTTAATTAAACTCATAACATGTATGCCTTACCTTGTCTGAATCGTTCCTCAACACGTCGCCACACGTCACCGACAGTAATGTAACCTTTATGGTCCGTGTCAAGCCCTGCGTTCTGATTGTACGCTTTGGACGGTGATGAGTACATCACGGTTGTGGAAGGTTTACCGATGAATGCCGGACTGAATACAGCCATGTACACGTCACCCGTTGTTTTGTAACGCCCTTTGTACTGATTAAAATAATCAGTAATCGGACCTCTCACCTGTTCAGCTGCAGTCATTGACAGGATGACATTTTTATTGCGTCCGTATTTAGTCTGAAACGCACTTGTCCACCCGGCGTTAGTAAACTGAATCAGTCCTACCGCGCCGGATTTGCTGTTCTTTGACTGTGGGTTGAAGTTAGACTCTGCAGATATTACAGCCATAATCCAGTTGGGACTGATACCCAGACTTTGTCCAAGTTTACGCACCTCGGTACGGAAATCCTGCTGCTGACTGGCATCCTCACCCTGCACGCCAACACGCCCGTAAATAAGACGATTACCAACATCACTATTTGTCGTGGTGGTATCCATTGACCCGGCGCGCACAGCTTTGACAAATGTGTACCAGTCAGGGCCATGTGTGTCTCCAGTATGCTGAATGGTCTGAACGTTCCAGTCACCTTCCAGTTTAGCGTCGACGGTTGTCTGGAACTCCACCGGCCCAAAATCAAATTTAGGCCATTTTGATTCAATATTAAGCACCGATGCGGGTGTCATACGGGGGTCAAGACGCATTTTAACGTCACAGAATACGCCATCAATGCCGCCGTGAAGCGTGGGCGCATCAATCATCCCGGTGGCGGAACTGATTTTGATAGGGGTGGCTTTACGGTCATCAGACGGAAATCCGACAAACACTTGACCAGCGTACAGATGCCATTCAAAGCCGTATGCCTTAGCCAGAATGTCAAGTTCCTTGCTGATATCGGAGCTAACGTTATAGCCGCCAGCCATGACAATAGAGGTAAATTTGTCCTCACCATTGACAAGATATAACGGTTTAGACCAGTCCTGTGCGAGACTGGTCAAGACGTCAAACAATGTCACGCCCTTACCGAAACTTGCACTTGTTGTCCCACCGTCGAGCACGTTGCTACCGCTGCGACACGTCACACGGGTGATAATGTCGGTACCGTCACGAATGGTGAAAACGTTGGTGACAAACCCGGTAAAAATCTGACCGATACGCGACTGATACCCAGCGCGAAAAACAACGGTCTGATTCGGTTCAATCTTCGTTGTCGGTGCAAGATTCCACAAGCGAAATTCACAGGTGCTCAAACTGTCGCCGGTATATGTTGTCACATCGAACGAGCACCGGAGCATCGGGTACGACTGTGTAATGAAATTCCTTGTGTCAATGAGTATTTCATACTGGCGCAAATCCATTGTCAGTAACTCCTTTGCCGGGTCTGGTCAATTGCCTGAGGGTACACCTGCGTCTCAAGATGATTTACGGTGTAGCGGCCAATTGCGTTACCGTCCAGTATCACGTCGCCCTGTGTAGTGAAATTGCCGTTAAGCTGAATCGGACGGTTTATGGACTCCATAATCTTAGTCAGCTGCTGACTTTGCTGCGCATAATTATTGGTCACCGGACTTGCTTCGGCACCATATGAACCGTCATTAACCGGGGATGAATTCTCCCACTGTGCAAGCTGTTCGGTATTCGTCGTGTTATTGACGATGTTGTTATTGGCCGGGTTATACAGTGAATTATTTCGACGTAATGCGGAGAGTGTGTCATCATCTACCGTTCTGTTATCAGAATCGTTGACCCAATTCTCCCGCTTTGCCCAGAACGGTGTACCACCCCAGGCAGGAGTTTCAACAGTGGATGATTTGTTATTAATTGTCGCATCATTGGCATTTGTACCCAAGTTGTTAATCCAGTCATCCATTTTCTTAATCCACGGGATGGACTGCATTGCATTTTCATATGCCTTATATATCCCGTGTTCAGACACATCTTTCCCAAAGGAGCTGGTTTTCAACCAGTTATCAAGTCTACCTACGACACCGGATACGGTATTACTCAGACTGGTAATATCTGGTACGAGCATGTCGGCAATGGTGTTACCCAGACTCTCGAATTTTTGTTGAGTGTCAATTATGGTCTGATTGATTGCGTTCAGCGCGGCATTATGTTTCTCGGTGTACCCCATTTCAGCGGCACGGGCTTTTGATACTTCCAGCGTTGTAGCGCCGAACTCCTGCCATACTCTGACAGTAGCCGGGTCGAGACCTAAAATATCAGCCACGTTGCTCTGACGCGTCGCATCGAGGCGCTGGAATTGTCCGGCAATGTCGCTGTAAATATCCTCACGTGTACGCCCCGTGGGATTATCGACACGGATTCCCGCAACCGCCAGTTGCTGAATCATCCCGGCGTCACCGGTCTGAATGCGGTTAATTCCACGCTCAATATTTAAAAGGCTGTTTGTCGTTGCTTGTCGGTCGCCGCCACGCTGTTCAGCCAGTGCGCCAAGTCCGTAAACCTCAGTCGGTCCGAACTGACTGGTTACAAGCTGGTTGTTCAGGTCGTAAGCCTGTTGTGCTTTCTTCGACTCAAACGCCCACGCTGCGCCGACACCCGCGGCAACACCGGACATCGCGAGTCCGGCAGCTTTGAACGTAGTGACCAGACTCATAATGCGTGATTTTGAATTTTCTACGCCGGTTTTAACGCCCCGGTCGAGCGACTTACCGACATCATCCATCTGGCTACCGGCTTGCTCCGCCGATTTACCGAGATTGTCGATATCTTTTTCAGCCTGTTCAGCACCTTTGCCGTCGTAAGAGATGCCGAGGCCGATGAGGAACTGCGTGATGATGTTAGCCATTATTCAGGCACCCACAGAAGATGGTTATCAACGCCGAGGTTGTCAATGGTTACCTCATCACCCACGAAAAAGAAGCGACCCAGCCCGGCGCGGTATGCTTTACTGACCTCAGCGTTTGGAACAAGCATTGCACCGGTGATGTAGTTAACACCATCCTGTGAGACAGTCATTGTCCACGCGGGCTTGTCGGTGTAACTGATGTAATCCAGCGCAAAGTCGAGAACGTTGTCGCCCAGCTTGACCGTAAAGGTCTGATGGGCGTTAGCCGCGCCGTTATTTAGTGGAATTTCTTGCATTGTTTATCGCCTCAGTATACTTACCCTGCAATTCATCCATCGCAAAGTGAAATTGTTCGACTTCAGCAAGCGATATTGTACCATCTTTTAACTGCGCCCATGTACAAAGAGGTGGGCACACTCCCTCGATACCCGTGCAAACACGCATGAAGTACCAGTTAACCGGGCTGGGTCGCCCGGTGTCCCTTACTCGTCTTTGTTTGCGTTTTGCACGTAATCGAAAAAATCAGCGTAAACCCACAGGAACAATTCAGCCAGCAGAGTATTCAGCGTCATCATTTTACCGGGGAAATCATTCACCGTGATTTTCGTGTTGGTACCCGCTGTCAACGCTTTGCTCAGGAGTACCTCGGTAATGCGTTGCTTGATGTGATGCGGCACAGCGGTGAGCAACAGGGTTACATCTTTGACGCCAAGTTCACCGCCGTTTTTGTAAACGTTGGCAGCGTGTGCGATAAACTGCGCGCTCACCAGGGATAACAGTTCATCCTGCTCAATTGCGGAAGGCATCGCGGCGTTCACGGTGATGTCGCCAGCGGTAAAAGTTTTAACGAGTGACATTGTTATTTCTCCGGTTGTTAGTCGTTACAGTGTACACTTGACGAAATCATCAATCAATTGTTGACGGCGGCGTCAAGGTGGGTTACATTTATCCTAACAGAACAACAGGGGAGTAGAGAAATGATTCGCAAATTTAAAATTCAGTTAGCAGTCATCATGGCTGCAACAATTTACTGCAACCGCGTCCACGCTGCACAGGGTGAGAAATTCCAGATATATGACGTGCAGACCGATACGATTTGCACGTATCATGAAAACGAATTTGGTTATGCGGAAAGTGACGACCCGGCGTATATGGGTACCGGCGTTTGCTGGCGCAAAGACATGATGGATAAGGCAGACTTTCACATTCGGAGTAAAAGAAAATAACTAAGGGGTCAATTGTGGTCAATCACATCGTTAATCGTGACCATGAATAAATCGATTTGAACGGGTCGTGATTTTTATCGAAACTACACTCACACGAACAAGAGGGGAGAACAGAGATGAACGATTTAGTAAACACAAAATCGGAACTAACCATGTCTAGCCGCGAGATTGCGACGCTAGTTGAGAAGCGTCACGACAATGTTTGCAGAGACATTCGCTCAATGCTCTGCGCTCTACATGGTGGTCACGATGAAGATTATGTTCGTAACTCAAATTTGAGTTACGTTACGAATCATGGGGTTACGTGCATTCAGTATGATACCATCAACCCAAACGCATGGGAGTACCGGCTGGATAAAGATAACACCATCTGCCTGGTGTCAGGGTACAACGCTCAATTACGAATGAAGATAATCAAGCGTTGGCAAGAGCTGGAATCACGGGTGAATACACCCGCACTACCACAAAACTATATTCAAGCACTTGAAGCGCTGCTGGAAAGCGAGAAAGAGAAAGAACGTCTTGCACTAGAGAATGAGGAGATGACACCAAAAGCAGACGTCTACGACCGGATTGTAGAACGCAATGGTCTCTATAACGCCACTCAGATCGCCCAGAAGTTCGGACAATCAGCGATATGGTTAAACAAACAACTAGCCTCGATGGGCGTCTACAATCGCTCCGTGAAGCGTGGACGTGTATTTCAGCAATGGTTCATCGATAAGGGGTACGGAATAATGCGTGAGACAGAGAACGGGTTCTCACAACCTATGTTCTATGCCGAAGGTGAAATGTGGATTGTCAGAAAATTATCTGAAGAAGGTTTGATTTAATCGACAAAATAACTAAGGGGCCATCGGGCCCCTTTCATTTAGCTTGCTGGACCCTTTGATGCAGTCCATGAATTGAACTCAAAAATCCACTGATCATCGGTAATTGTCTGACCACCACGCCCACGCGGACCATCGTTCACAATCACACCTTCCGCACCGACAGCTGCGTCAAGCGTGCCAATCTGAGTATAGGTTAACTCAATGTTAGCCTTGCTCAGAAACAGCCCGTTGATATACGCGGAGTCAGCTGAGCCGGGGTTGAGGTTCAGCGTGACACGACGACCCGGGTTGATACGGTCCAGACGAATAGCATTACCACCCAGACCACGACGTAATACGGTGGACGCGTCAATTGGTTCATCGGTATACGGTGGGTCAGACTCACCCCAGTCCGTTATAATTCTTCCCCCGATTGTAACCACCATATTACTTGTACTAAAATTTTCGATACTCATAAAACACCTCTTCACATGTGAGGAATCAATTATATTATGAACACAGAAGAATTCATAGCCAAGGCTAGACTGGTTCATGGGGACAGGTACGACTATTCGAAGGCAGTTTATCATTACCGAACCCCCGTGACCATAACCTGCAAAATACACGGAGATTTTCAAATTCGCTACGACCACCACATCGGGAAGAAGCGCGGCGGTTGTAGACAGTGCTACTTTGACTCGATGAGGGGAACAAAAGAAGAATTCATAGCCAAGGCTAGACTGGTTCATGGGGACAGGTACGACTATTCGAAATTTGAGTACGTAAACTCACAAACCAAATCGATAATCATCTGCCCAAAACATGGTGAATTCACGCATACTCCCGCATCACATCTCAACAAATGCGGATGCCCTACGTGTAGGAGCATAAGGCAGCGAATCCCGCTATCGCAGTTTGTTGAAAAAGCAAAATCTATTCATAACAATAAGTATGACTACTCAAAAGCGGTATACAATGGCAGTAACGAATACTTAAAAATAATTTGTCCGGAACATGGGATTTTCGAAAAAACTCCGGATAATCATTGTCACAAGACGAGACCTCAAGGGTGTCCAAAATGTGTCGAATACTTTGGATATCGTGACATTCTTCCGGGGTACTTGTATCTGTTCCTGAGCGATGATTCCAAATTCATAAAGATTGGGATATCGAATAACCCCAAAAAAAGAATAAAAAAATTAAAAAAATCAACACCTTTTGACTTTAACGTTTTGGAAATTGTTAAATTTAACGACGGTTCCGAGGCGAGAAAATGGGAAAGGACATTCCACAAAATGTACCAATCGGCTGAACTTTCGGGTTTCGATGGGTGTACCGAATGGTTTAAATACGATAAGGCTGTTGCCGATTGGTACAGATGGTTAAAAGGGGCCAAATAGGCCCCTTCAATTCATCAATAAACGTCAACTGTGACGTCACAGATTCTGACGCTACCAGCTTTGAACACACGCATGTTAATCGGTGCAGACTTGCGTGCCGCGCGGTCAGAATCGGACAGGTCGAGAATATCCGTCGCTTTAGTCAGCACTTCGAACCCCTCGGTGTACGCTTCCAGACCGGTGTCAGGACTGGTGTAATTGCGCGGGCCGAGATAGCGGTTACGGATGTACTGTTTACCGACACGTTTGGCCGCACCAATGAGCGCTTCCTGACCAACCGGAGTCTGCGGAAGTTTGGTGGTCTGGTTAACGATGGTGTTGTACAGTTCCACGCGCAGAGAGTTTACAAATGCGTCCAAATCGACGATATCGGAAATAGACTCACCGTAGGTACTGTGTGACCACGTCTGCAGCCAGCGACCGCTGTCGGTGCTGCCCTGCAGGTCAAGCACGCTGTAGAATGCGCAACGTTTGGCGACCATCGCGTTCTGTTCAGTGTCGGACAGGTCTTCGGCAGCAACACCCGGAGATTTCTTAAACTCAGTGTCAATAGTGCTGTTGTCGGCGCTGTAATTGACCGAGGCGGAATGCTTGATGAGTGCATAAGCCGCATACGGGTCGGTTGCATGAGCCACAGTGAACGCGTGACGATAGCCCAGCGTGTTCAGCTTCGAACAGATGTCATCACTGGCGTCCGGGTTGCGAATTTTAACCACAGCCTCACCGGTCTGACTGTTCGGGAACATGATGCTGTTCTCTTCACACCAGGATGCAATCGACAATACGTCCGCCTCTGTTGCCAGCACGTCTTTGGTAACGAGGGTCCAGTACCAGTAATGCTTGTCAAATGCTTTGGTCAGCGTTGCCTTGATATCAGCATCATCGTCAGCGGTAGCCCACACGGTGAGTTTCGGTACCGCCGGAGTGGAGCCGAGGAATTTAGCACCAGCCTTGTACGTCTCGGTTGTGGTGGCAAAGTCAGCAGCGAGGGAAGCGGTGGAATAGTAGGTGCGCACCGTGTCTTCGGTGAAACCTACCGGGAGTTCAGAGTTTTTAGCAAACAACATCGCGGAAGCGAAGTTTGCCGTACTCAATCCCGCCGGAGAAATCCGGGTTGTAATCGGGATGATTTGTTCAATTGGAAAAGACATTTACGAGTCCTCGTAAGTTACAGTGTGCACACGTTGACCATTATATCGAAATTTCACCGGATTGATAGTTCACACCGGGTTCGGTATCAACATATCTTAACTGAAGCGTACCATTTTCGAAATATACCTGGTCCATACCCTCACCAATGGTGAAAGGAACGTGCAGAATATTATTCACTGTCACCGTATTCACCGCTTCGTAAAGCAGTTTAACGATGATTTGCGCACGCTGTTCGAAGTTGCTCGCCTGTAGTGCTGTCAGGTTGTTGACCGGTTCAGTACCACCCCATCCGATACCAGCTTTCCACAGGGGCCAGCACACGTCCGGGCGCTTGTGACATTCCTTCAGCATTTCAGCGTACTGCATTGCTTCACCGCGGAAGAAATTAATTTCACAGGATGCGACAATCTGCGCGCGGATTTCATACACGATTGTGTCATTTGCGCCGTCGGTCATGACGATGTTCGCCTGACCGCGTTCACGAATGCTCTGACGTGGCCGTACGGACGCGTATGGGCCGTTCGGGGACGGTCCGTTGGGGTCGGCAAGGATACACTCGCTGACGCCCGTCACGTTGAGTATATGCGGCCTGAGAGTCGCAAAGATTTCATTGTTGGTCATAGCGGTCCACAATTACCTTACAGTATTTACGCCATGGGCGATTGTCGGTGCGAATGACTTTCCAGCGCTGACCCAGGAACACCCATTCGCCATCGAGTGCGATTGAGTCAAGGTCACCATTGTTAACGTATATTTTACGTGGGTCAACGATGCGCTGACCACCCTGACGCAGAAAATCAATTTCCTTGTCGTTCAGTGGCTGAATGTTCACCGTGAATGCAACTGGTCCGGATGTCGAGGTGACCCAGATGCCGTCCACGTATGTGCCAGATTTACCCACGTGTGTCGCCGGTACAGATTTAAACACGTTGTCAATATGACCACGCATTGACAGACTCATAAGATACCCTCGTCAGGTTTTTCGTTGGTTACCTTGTACGTTACGCTTGCGCGTAAAGCACCGGTGTCGATAAGTGGATTGTCCGAACCTTTCTGTTCGATTGTGTAATCGCTGTTCGGTGGCGTGCGAAGGTCAGTCATGTACTGCTGCACCGCACCGGCTGCGAATGCGCCCACTTGTTCAAGCACATGGTCAAGCGGTAAATCATTAGCCACGCCGTGAGCGATGGTGTCCACGATGTCCTGCTTACCGCTCTGTACACCGGGTATCAGCCAGGGGCGCGGTGGAATAGGTGCGGGATTACCGTATAGCTTGTTATTCGGGTTACCGTAATTTAGCAATGCGCCAAGCTGTGCGTTAGTGATTCCCGAGTCAGGATGTTCACCCGCGTCCGAATGGATTCCGACAGTCACAGTCTTCTGACTGGCTTTAGCGTATTGCTCCAGTTTCGAACGTATTGCCTGTTTGGCTTGCCGCAGCGCTTTGATGTTGACCGACATCGCGTACCCTCCTCACGTTTGTCAAGCTATTATCACACAACGTTGCGCCAGTATCTACACACCCCGTTGAAACTCGTTCGGGGTACTTCATCGGGGTATAAAAAACTCTTTAGTTTTCAGTACTATATATTACTATACCCCTATACCCCTATAAAATAGTAATTAGTAGTAATAGAAAGTATATAATATATAGTATAAATGTAGTATATATACATGATGTATACTTTATAGGGTTTATAAGAAGGAAGAAGGGCAAAATGTACGGGGTATTCGGTTATGCGCGTAAGTCGATGATTGTGAAAGTAAATTCGCCACCCCTATGCCTCGGGTATTTCGGGGTGTTTTCGGGTAATCGTTCACTTTTTGATCGGAATGAAATTATACGGTAGTACACTGTAATTATATTGTACTACAAAGTTGTTCACTTTTTGATCGGAATGAAATTATACGGTAGTACACTGTAATTATATTGTACTACAAAGTTGTTCACTTTTTGATCGGAATGAAATTATACGGTAGTACACTGTAATTATATTGTACTACAAAGTTGTTCACTTTTTGATCGGAATGAAATTAGCCTCGACGTCACCGCGTGGTATTGACGGATTCGTCAACCATTGATACACTCAGTACACGAATTAGAAAGAGAGGAATAACAACGTGTCATTTGCATCTTATATTTTAAAAAAAATAAATTATGCCCCAGAAGAGGAAGTGAAGTCCGTTGAGAGTCGAGCGCGCCAACGTGAACACTCCGCGTCTGATGACGTTCCTCAAGGTGTCGTACAGACATCACGGGGACCAATGCGAATTACAAAAAGTGGAAAAATAGATGGTCGAAGTCTGGCGCGAGGAAAACCCAAAAATTGGGACCGCGCACCACGTGGAGTAAAATCGTATGAGCACATCATCCTTCGTGACATCTTTGAAAATGCAAAACCCGGTGAGGAATTCGCATGGGACTGGAGAACGGAAGCAACATATTCAGACATTAAGTTGCGCACCGCACAGTTGACATACGTATATAAAATCGCGGAGATATACGAACACAAGGTCTCGCTTTCCTCGAGACCAGGGTACATGGTGATTAAATATGTGGGTCGTAAAGCATAAGTCCGGAACCACCCTGTTTGTGACCACAAGTCGCATTACAGCGGTGAATCGTAGAGAAATGGGGTGGAGGGTAACAAGTATGTTAACAAAACACTATCGTAACTTCATCATCATTCGGGACATCGTGGTCGAGGATGAGGGATACCCGTGCTCGGACAAAGTTATTCTCAAATATTACGGTCGTCACTATGTGGACAGGATTGGTGAATAAAGCCCCTTGAGGGGCTTATGTTGATTAGCTCGATGCGATAATGCCAGAGGCGCGCAGCTGTGTAAGCAGGTCATTTAATTTTGTCGCAACCACGTTAACAGCCGTGGTTGCCGAGGTAGCCACGGTTGCTGCATCCTCTCCCGATACCGTCTGCGAGCCGACATTGGATACCGCTGAGCCTTGCGTGAACTTATCACCAGCCATTGCCGTTGATGCAGTTGTGCCAATGACCAGACTTGAAGTGCCCGCGCCAATTGCGGTGCGTGCTGCGGCGGCATTCGCACCCGCGGCGATAACAGCAGGTTTCCCGGTAATGTCATCCCACGCCACAGAGCCGCCACTTGAAGCGGTCACGGTTCCCATCATTTGAATCATTGTATTGTTACGGATGATTGGCGCACCTAATGGTTGAATGCCATCAGTCATGACAGCCATCACAGCGTCAGCCAGACCTCGTGGATCTACACCAACAACAGCTCGATAATCGTCAGAGATGTACCCGCTTACCGGCTCACCTGTGACAACCACCTGTCGAGGCGCACCACCTTGTATGAATATCTCACCAAGTGGCGTTTTACCTGTTGCGGCATTGACGAGCGCAACGAGTTCGCTAACTGTATTAGCAGAAAGAACTTCGTAAGTTGTTACCGACATTTAATTACCTCATATGACTAATGCGCCCATACCGACGCGTTTACGGAGCCTGTAGAACTGCTGTCCGTACACGGACCAGGTTAGCCAGTCGTTGTTGACCTCAAGCATTGCCGGGACACGATACGAAATAGACTCATCCCCTACGGATTTTGTCGCCACGTTTAGCCGCGCTTCCTGATTGACATCGCTTTTCAGTCCTTCCGGATAGTAAACAGACAACCAGTGTGCGGCATAATAGAACATACCGCGCTGTTTCAGGTTGTGGCATTCTGCCTCATAACCTCCCCAGCGCTTACTCCCTGTCTCCGTGTCAGCCTCACACAGTGCGTACTGAATGAGGCTGTCCGGGAAATCGGTGGTGGATGAGAAAGCCTGACCGCCGAGCGGCCAGATGCGAAAATCTGCGATGACTTCGGCGGTGATGTGCATGTTATATCCCGTGTGTTAATTAGGAGGCGGTTTTTACTGCCTCAATTTCTTGTTGAAGACGTGGCTTCTTCCAGCGTGTATCAACTTTGATACCCAGTTCTTCGGCTTCTGCACGAAGTTTGTCAATGGTCACATCGTCGGCGTCTGAGTCAGGGTTGACCAGTTCACCACTTGTGACGACCAGTTCACCTGCGTCCTGATATGCACTGACCAGACTGTAAATTGCCGGAGTAACTTCGAATTCTTTCGAATCACCCGGTGCCAGCATACGTTTCATCACATCTTCTTCGCCCGGCATCATGAACGGACGCGCGGAAATGTTTTTTACAGTAATCATAAATCACCTTTAGTTGCAATACTTACCCGTTGTCATTTTACCCACAACAACTTGTCCTGTCCAGAATCATAGATGCGTGAGACACCTTCTGATTCGTACCATTGCGTCTGTGTCATTCCATCTGGTGCGCGGTTCCACTTCTCACGTGATTCGGTTGTACAACCGTTTACAATGCGAAACCCTACCGTCGTGGCTGAAAGTGTGAAACCAGCATTGGTATAACTGGAACCGCTAAACAAATCCCGGTCAACATATGAATAAGCGCGGATGATGTTGTTAACCGTAGTAGCATGTTTCCACAGGCGGGACAGTCCACCCGGGACATTACACGCGGTCGCATATCGTACCAGTTCCCATTCGTTCTTTTTCTGCCAGTTTGTCAGGCTGATTACGGCGACTAAGGTATCATCGTGTTGCAGACCATAATGCACGGTTGCACCCCGGAAACCCTGTACGTGGTGTTTCTCCATGAACGCCTTCGCTTCAGACGTCGAAACTTCCACAATATTGCATTTGCGGGCAAACACTTTGTCGGATGTCACGCCGAGTGCGTTGCGAATGATACTTTCCACCTGTTCACGTCGCTCATTCCAGACATCCTCACGAATGCTTATCAGGCGATATCCTGCGGCTTCCACGCGGTGACGCTTGGTGATGTGATACTTCTTGTCCTTCGTGCGCTCATCGTGCCAGTACAGACCGTTAAATTCGATTGCCAGATTGTGCGATGGCACTACAACATCGAGTTCCAGCGGTCCAATGATTGTACGGTCGGATTGTACCGCAACGGGACAGATGGAACGGACGAAGTTGAAGACTTCTGTTTCGGCTTTTGATACTCCTGAGTTGGAGCATTTTGGGCATCCCGCGCCTCTAAGGTGTAAATACATATTTTGTTCAAAATCGCCGTGTGTTCGACACGTTATGGTTATCTTATTTTTGCTACCTCTGCAGACAGTTTTGGAATAATCGTATTTATCCCCATGAATTTTTTCAGCATCCTTTATAAAACTGTCAAGGGTTTTCCATTGTGATTCTCCACGTTTCGCTAGTGCACACTCTTTACATTCTGCACCATTATGGACATGGTTATTAATGGTCATTTCATAGGCACCGTGAATCGGGCACACGATTGTCATTTTGTCCACTACTGATACAAAAGATTCACGAACGTAGGTGTACTTACCGTTATGGATTTTTTGCGCACTCAGTATCGAATGATTGTAGACTTTTTCGAGTCGACACTTATTGCAAGGGTCATTACTTGTCAGGTGTCCCTGGGGCATTTGTTCGAAATCCCCATGTGTTCGACACGTTATTGTTACAGGTGTCTTGTTGTTCACATATTGAACTTTACTGTAGTCGTATTTGTCACCGTGTTTTGCTTTTGCCTTCTCGATGAATAACATAGAGTTATTGGCTCTTCCTCTGTCAGCACATTTTGGACACCCAAGTTTAGCGTTGCCCAAGTGATTTCTCGGAACAACGGTGAAATCACCGTGCTTCTTACACGTAACTATAACTTTTTCGTCACTGTGTACATATTCTGTCTTGGTGTAGTCGTATTTGTCACCGTGTTTTGCTTTTGCCTTCTCGATGAACGTGGCGTTAGATAACCTTCCACCAGCTCTACACTTGGGGCACCCTTGCCCAAACAAGTGGTTCGCCGGTTTTTGTGAGAATTCACCATGTATTCGGCACGTTATTATCACTGGTGTTCGGCTATCGACGTATTCCACTTTGCTGTAATCATACACGCCCCCGTGTTTTTCTTTTGCCTTCTTGATAAACGTTATCATGTGTAATTCCCGAATTTACTAAGTTGTGGAACACAATATAACTCATAAAAAGACAAAAGAAAAGCCCTCCGAAGAGGGCTTAGGATGTCGCTGAGGGTAGGTATTACAGCATATCGAGGTAGATTGCACTCAGAGGATAGCGAATTTCGGTGCCTGAAATCTTATACTCTGCCGGTACAGTTACGGCCAGACTTTTGTTCTGCGGCGCCAGCATACGGAACGGAATCGGCTTAGCAACACCCAGGTTGCGGTCGTTCTTCTCGTAAATGAGCACGCGGTCTTTGTCGTTGTTTGACACGCCACCCGCTTTCAGTTCCGCAGCGGTCAACTGATAACGAACCTGAATATCAATTTCCTGCCCGGTCATCAGGGTGAAGGAGTTATTGATTTTGAAATGCTCCATAACGGTACGGTCAGTATACCCGGTCATCAGCGTACTGTTCATGCGCTTCCACAGGTCCGGGAATACGCGAATGGTATTCGGCAGGTGGAAGTTTTTGGACAGTTTGATGATGTCGAACAGCGGGTCGTTGAGCATGTTAAACAGCTCCTGACCGGTGGCGGTGGTATAATCGACAGTCGCCTTAGTCACGGTCACATTGCTGTTGTTGAACAGACCAGCCATTCCCAGTTGTGAGTCACCGAAGTAAGCCACTTTCTGACTATGTTCTTCATAGCCACGATATGCCAGCTGCTGCTGCATGGTGTCAATCGGCATGTTCTGAGACGCAGTGGTGCGCAGCTCGTCGATGCTGTAGTGACACTCGATGCCGCCGTAGTTCAGCGGTACAGTGTGGAGTTTTGCAGACTGAGCAACGCGCGGCAGGTCCATAGCGTTTGCGCCGATGAACTTCCCAACCGTAACACCATCGTATGACCGGTACTGCCAAGTCGTTGCAAACTCCGGGATGCCGGACACAACCGGAATATCCTGCAGATAGGTAATATCCGCATACGGAGTTGCATAGATGGTCTGCTCAATCTGTGCCAGCTGAGAGATGTAGAATGCGATACCACCGTCAGCATCACGGAATTCAGCCGGAACGTTGACAGCGTTCTGACCATCCAGATACTGTTTAACCCACGGGTTGCCCGCAATAGTCTGTGCGTCAAGTACAACGCTGTTTAACTTATCCATTATTAACCCCCAACAACCAGAGACAGTTTAGCCAGACCACCGTCTGTTGCGGCAGTGAGGAATTTAGCACCAGGAATGGCAACCGACAGAGTTGCTGATTCGCCAGCCGTCTTAGCAAAATCACCGGTCCGAGTCGTACCAACACGCAAGAATGCAGCGTCACCAACGGCAACAGCCTCCGCCACGGTTACCCAGATTACGCCAGCGGTGAGCACAGATGCCGGACGGTCGACCGGAGCACCGAAAGTTGCGCCGTCAGCGTAAGAGCGGTTCAGTTCACGAACCAGTACGCCCACGAAGTCGCCAGCTGTGGAGCTGGCAGTTGCGGCCTTAAAGCCTTTCTCGCCGCTACGCACAACACCTTTACCATATGCGACGGTTGTGGTGTCATCGTTGATTTTGGAAACGATATTCGCTACTTGTCCGTCGGCGACCATCCCGGTAAAGGCTGCGTCGTGATTCAGACCGTAGCTGGTTGCAGTAATAGCCATCTATGTCACCCTTATTTAAGTTTACCAGTCTGACGCAGCAGTGCTTCTTGTGCGCGGGACAGTACAGGTTTTGCGTCGGCTACCGGCTGTTTGATGTCTTTAGCGCCATCTTTAGCCAGTTGCTCAAGCTGTGAGTCTACCACAGGTTTCACCGGTTCTTCTACAGCCATGTCGAAAGCGGCTTCGACATAGGCGGCAGATTTTTCAGCCCAGTCAACAGACGGACGTTTAACAGCGAGAGCGGCACGTTTGATTGCAACCGGGTCCATGCTGTCACAGGTGAATTCATCGCCAGCAACTTTACGCGCTGAGGAGGTAACACGTGCAATTGCTTCCACGCGTGCTTTCAGGGCTTCGTCGCTGCATTTGGTGGTCAGGTCGGCAACCTGTTCCAGTGCTGCGTCGAGTTGGGCCTGTGCGGTTTCTTTGGCGGCTTCGGCGTCACTGACACGCTGTTCTAAGCGTTTGAACGCGTCCACCACCGCAGCATCCGCCACATCAACTTTTAGCCCGGTGTCAGTGGTGATTTGATACATGGGTTTTTTCTCCATATTATCGAAGATACGCGCCATTGCACCCGCACGAGCACGGTCAACAATTGCAACGTGGTTAATTTTAATCCGGGTCTGTCGGAAGTCATACGGCTCACCTTCCGGCGTTGTCCCTGGTGTATCATCATACACCGCCGTGTAACCCGCTGACAACTCACACTTACCAGTTTCAACGGCCTTAATCGCGTCTTTATCCTTGATAACCATATCCACAATGACGAAATCACCGTCCTGACGACCGACACTCGTTACAACACCAACGGAAGTGTTACGGTACGTGGAAGCATTGACGAGTGTGGGAGGATGGTTGTTCGTGACATCTGCGCCGAGATAGCTCTGAAGTGATTCATCGTTGAACACTTCTTCGGCTGGACGATACACACGGATAATGTCGTTCGGTGCGCGGTCTTTCAGTCTCAGTTCCGAAGCTAGATATTCCTGAATACCAGTACGAGCAGCTTTACCCGGCACACGCAGAAATCCCTCATCCGTGTAAACACGTTGGGAATTCAGTGCGAAACTTTTACGGTCATTGTGTGTTACGGTGATTTGCATGTTGACGAGTCCGTCAGAATATGCCATAGTGATAATCGTTAAACACATAATACATATATTTCACAGGAGATACAACATGGATACGACCCAACTTAAACGCATGACCGACATGGTCAACCATCCGTCACACTACACACAAGGTAGTATCGAATGTATCGATGCTATTAAGGCCGCCACGGTGGGTAAAACCGGTATCGAGGCGGTATGTGTGGCGAATGTCGTTAAATATCTGTGGCGCTATGAAGAGAAGAACGGTCTGGAAGATGTGGAAAAGGCCCGTTGGTATCTCGAGCGCTTGATTAATGAGCTGGAGAGCAAGTAATGAGTAACGATTTCATCCGCCAATGTGAAACTGAATTAGATAAGATTGACACCATTTTGAAACCATACGCATACGAAGTGACAACCAACCGCGGTACGACATATCTGGTCCGCGCGGGCAGTGTGGCGCATAACAACGCTGTTATGTTCGGGTATAAACTGAAACCGTTGTATGAGGGCGAGTGATTATGGCACTTCCAATACCAGAAAAGGACGCCATTGAGAAACTAAGAGAAAGAACAGCGGGAACACCTTACAGATTCATTGGATTTGTTGGGGAATGGCATGGAGTATCCACAAAGTTGAAAATGAATTGCGATTTGCACGGTGAATGGCTTAGCACTACATATAACAAGTTCATCAACGATGGTCGGACATGTCCCGCTTGTTCCAGTACTAAACGTCTAACGCAGAGTGAGGTTGTTTCAAACGTTAAGGGAATTCTCAAAAGTGAAAAATCTTTAACATCATTGGTCAAATTAGAACAGTGGCGCGGTTGTAGAACCTATCTACACCTCAAATGCACGTTACATGGTGAATGGAAAACCACAAACTACAACAAATTTATGATGGGTAGGAGGTGTCCGGGGTGTGCTAAGAAGGGGTTCGATAGTACTATACCGGGCACACTATACATTCTGAAACGGTTTGACGAAAATGCGATAAAGATAGGTATCTCTAATAATTTTGAAGACCGATTGACGGTTTTAAGGCGCGAGACACCCTTCGGCTTCGATGTAGTTGGCACGCTTAATGCGGAAGGAGCGTTCGTACAATTGTTGGAGAAAACGTTGCACTCAATACATTCAATGATGAATTCCGCCAACTATTCGGGATTTGACGGATGTACGGAGTGGTTCATATTGGACGACGTTGTAAAGTTTTCGCTCAATGTTTTAGGTATAAAATGGGACGATGGTAATTACAGCTGTCACGCACAGCGCGATTTGAAACGAGTGGGGACATTGTATGGACTTTCTCATGCTTAGTGTCGGCGTTGTGATTTGGGTCGTATATTTGAGTTGACGAGTTCGTCAGGCATGACGTATACTCAGTTCAACAACAACAGAGAGGGTTTGAGAGATGAACACATTGCTCCCCGGTTACAACCGCCCCGTATCAGAGGCACGCATTGTCGATAAAGAACTGTTACAGGCCGCACAACAGCTTGCACGCAAGCATGAAGGTTGGGCGCTCGCTAACGCTGTGTTACGTGAGGCGTATGGAAAATGAAATATAAACCTGTCAAAGCGGTAATGCTCCGCAACAATGACAAATTTATCGATGTGGATGGTGTTATCACCGTGACAAATTTCAAAATGAACTTCCGCGAGGATATCGTGACATTCACCGCGACCAAAGAGGACGGTTCGACATCTGAGCGCTGGATAGCGATGGACCGACTTGTCAACAAGGTGGTGGGCTAATGGGTATTGTTAAAGGTGTACTAATTATCCTGCTCGCAGGGTGGGTAATTCTGGCAACAATTGCCGCGCTACCTCTGGAACTGGAATACAAGTGGCAGGCATGGGCAATTGTTGCATTTGGTCCGGTTGCTGTATTTGCTGGACTGTGGGAAGTGTTGAATCGGGTGTTCAGAGGACGTGGGAAATGATTGATGTACTCAACTTCATTGCTGATAACTGGTTCGGGACATTGGTGTTTGGTTACCTACTGTTCCTGGCTATCGAAAGTTTAATTGAAACGTGGAAGGGTAAATGACGGTACTCAAGTGGTTTCTGTGGCGTCGCTGGAAATTAAAACGCTGGTGCAAAGAAGAAGGTTTCGATGACGTTTTTCTACGCAATTGTCACAATTTTAATATTGCCGGTTGCCGCAAACACCCGGTCATCTATAACGATATGTGCCGTATTGTGAGAGGTGGAAAATGAACGGATGACTACTTCTTAGCCTTATACCGCTCCACTGCTGCCGCTGTGACTGGCTTACTTATACAGCGGCAGTTTATTGCTTGACCTGGAAATGTCGGCACACCATCAACAACCGGTAAATCGTCCCAGCGGAATACACCTTCACCGAATCCTACGTCACGCTTCGCAACTTCAACATGACTATGACGCACCCGCTCATCCTGTGACGTTATCCATTTGAAATACTCAATACCGCTATTTGTCTGGCGAATGCGGTTCATGTCGCCCTGTATTTTGGATGTCTGATCGCGGGCAATTAATTTGGCTCGACGTTCCGTGACACCAAATTGTTTAACCAGCGCTTCCTCGATGTAACTGGGGCGCATACCGTTACGCATATTGGTCATGACGATGTTCTGCACCTGCTCCAGATACTGAGCCGGAATGGACTGAATGAGTTTAGCATTCTGATACGATGCAGCGCTCAGATATTCCTGTAACTGCGTATCGCCGCCGTACAGATTGATAGCAAATGAGCGGGCGTTATCCTTTGCCGCAGTCTGTACAAACTGTGACGCGATGGTTTCAGCCTGGCGACGAGCAAATGCACCGAGCCACCGTGTGAGCAACTGATTAATCGCCGAGGTGATGGTATCACTCCAACCGTCAGCAGTGTACTCCGGCGCAAGCCGTTTCACCAGCGGAACGATGTTGGTGTCCACATCCTCACGAACAAGCTGTGCAACCTGTTTCAGCTGGCGATAATAATTTAGCTCTGTTTGTCGTGACATGCTTGACGACCTCGTCAGTATAGTGTAGAGTGTACGTGTTACTCAAATATTATCACAGGAGATGAGAGATGACATTACTCGAACTATTACGCCAGGAATTGCCGAAGCGCGGTGGGTGGCCGGAGGGTGCCGAAAGAGCACGCCAGGATGATGACCGAGAAATATGTTTTGAGGGTAGCTGCGGCACCGCATATGATTTTTACGTGGGTGAAATGAGTGACGACAGCCTACGTTGGTTAAATGAAAATAACAGAGCAACAAGTGACCTGTATGTCACACATGAACAATATGAAGCAACAGGAGAGACAAAATGACATTACTTGAACTATTGCGTCAGAAATTACCAAAGCGTGGCGGTTGGCCGGAGGGTGCGGTCGGTGTAGTGCAAGATAAGGATGATACGGAATTTTATTTCTTCATTGGGCGTGCTCCCAAATTTGATGGTAAATCTTGGTGGTTCAACGATGATAACGTTGGCAATAAATGGATTTATCACAATTACAAAAATCCCTTAGCCAGTGACCATGCAACAGCAATTGTCACACGCGAACAATATGAGGCGACTGGTTGTGAGTGTGAGTATCAATACAAGGTTCACGGGAGCGAATGGCGCAGTTTTGAGTGCATTGCTGTTGATGGTAAGGCAGTTTTCGACTGGAGCAACAATACTCCGATAGCTTTGCAATCAAATACGCACAATTTTCGCCCCATCCGCACCGAAGCGGAACGCGCGATTGATGAAATGGTTCGGCTGTCCGGAGTGTCAATTGGTGCGGCTAAGATTCTGTATGATGCGGGGTATCGGAAGGGTTAACCAAACTGGCCCGTTACTGGGCCAGTTTTTCCATTATCTCATCATGTGACAGTCCGTCGGCTACGTATCCGTTGTAGCGTATCCAGAATGCATCCGCGGTCTGCTCGTCAGGCTCCGGGCGTTGCACAGTGGACATCTCTTTCTCAGTCTCCGACTGTTCATCAATCTGACCGTCTTCAAACTGATACTCTTCGGCGGCTTCCAGATTGCGTTGCACCTGTGACACGGTAATAACACCCTCGGCAAGATACAACATGTCCTTATCAGCGCGGATTTTGGCAGCTTGGGCAATCTGCAATTCATTAGGCTGTGCGAGTGGTCGCCACTCATAGTTAAAGTCGTCAGGCCAGTAACCCAGTGCGCTACGCACCAGCACTTCATCAAGCTGGCGCAACCCCGGGTCAACCTGTGTCAACTGTTTAGAACGGATGGAGTTGTTATAGTTGTTCATGTCTCCTTCACCCGTGGCGTTTAAACCTTTGGCTGAAGTACCGAACAGGCGCGTAACGGGAATATCAGCCGCACCACTAATCCACGTCATGAACGTCTCAAGCACCGGTGCAACACCGCCCAGGTCGAGCGTCTTACGTTCGTATGACTCATCACCGTCCAGCAGGGCCATCTGCACCAGTGACTTCATCTGACTGAACAGTGTGTAACGCGACACAATTGCATCATCCTGGTCACTGGCTAACTCGTCGGACAGTCCCTCACGTTTGACCACATCGACGTTTGCCTCCTGCATCAGTTCCGCGATGCCGTCCTTTGATGCAACCATGTCCATGATGTCATCGAGGCACACGCGTAACTCACTGTCACCCCATCCCTGCGTCTGGACCATCTGGCGACGAGGGATACGCTTGCCACTGAAACGCGCAAAATGGGTCCAGTGGATTTGCTGACCACCACCAGTAATGGTGTAATGCTCCGGCATCATGTAGTTAGGTGCCAGAATGTCCCAGGTGTTCAGGGTGAGCGGTGACATGTCGTAACGGTCAAACACGATGCAACGTTTTAAATCACCTTTACGAATACGGCGCACGTCGAGCGGCTTTGACAAGTCTTGACCGGTCAGCATGAGAATACCGCCGCCGCCGTACAGACGCGCCCATGTGACAGCCTCCTGCACGCTGGCAGGTATCATCAGGCGGTCTTCTTCGATACGGATGTCATCGGCTTCCTTGCACTTGATGGTGCGCCACTCACGGCACATATCTTCGGCGGGTATTTCCACAATCTGACGAGCCAGCCAGTTCGTCTGGTAAGCCGCGTCAAGTTGTTGCCAGTTAGACAGCGCAGCATACTGGAACATGTTGTGAGAGCGTTTCGCTTTCCACGTTCCGAGGCCAGACACGACGTTGACCAGCCCGTCGGTGGTGTGAAGGTTTGTTTTAGCAGCCTTAGCCATGTTTATAAAATCTCCGACGCTGTTCGGCGTGCGAGTAATCCGCGACTATTGGCAATGATAAACGAATCCGCGATGTTTGGCGACATGATGTCTCGTTTTGCCAAATCTTTTTTACTTTCAACCTTGACTTTACCACTATTGTCGAAGTCCCGCATTGGTGTAGACAACTCGTCGATGAGTTTGTCCAGCAGTTTTGCATCGATATCACTTGACAAGCTAATCATCTGGTCAACCGGAAACTCCCGACCCTTTGTGACAGCCAGGTACGTATTGCGGAACCGGTCAGCAGTGAGCCACCATGTCTGTGCTTTCAGATTGGCAAAGAAATCTTCATTGTTGATGCGGGTATCGCCGTATTTCTTTTTCGGGTCGGACACTTTGCCGCCCGCATTGAATTTGAAGTGTCTGTGCCATCCTGCGGCGTTCAGGTGCGAACCTGTGCCAGCGCCCACCCCGATACTGTCGTAACCAATGTGGGACGCTCCAGCGCGTTCTGCGGTAAGTTTGACACGCATCGCTGACTCACGCAGTTCATCCTCGCCACCTTTCCACTCATCCAGTCCAATACACACGCTGCCGTCCATCGTGGTCGATGCGTTTTTATCATCGCCAGAGTCAGCAACGTCGTAACCAACAGTTTTACCGCCGAACCAGTTGCCGCCAACTTTCTTGTGAGCATCGATAGCGGCCTGAAGCCAGGAACGCTTGATAACCACACGGTCATCATTGTCACGTGGTACGCCAAGATAAATATGCTGGTATTCTTCGAAATCTTCGGCCTTGGCTGATTCAATGTCGGCCAGAGCTGTAGCAGACAGAAATGGATTCTCGTTGTAATTAATTAAACGAGTAATAGTTCCGGCGGGCGGATTTAATACAAGACGCTTATATGCGAAATCAGTCGCAAGACGCGGGTTAAATGTGACCCATATTTCAGCATCTTCGTTACGCATAATTGTTGGACGAATTGTGGCAAACATATCTTCCGTTAAATTATGTGCCTCTTCAATCCACGCCACGGATGCTTTTTCAAATGATTTAATTTCGTCAATATTACGGGCCATACCGTAAAAGCGAAACAATGAACCATTAGTTTTATGCTCGATGGCGTCTGCATAAATTTTAAAATTCTTGTCCAGTCCGAAATAACTGATTTTATCTTTCAGGAGTGTATATACCGAATCAGCGATACGGTTCTGGTACATACGCAAGCACAGAAAACGCTGCTCCATGAAATTAGCGCGCGCTATGGCCACGCCTGCGGCATCGTGAGACTTCGACGACATACGACCGCCGTACAGCGTGCGAAAGCGTACACGCTGCCCATCAGGCGCTGTACGCGTTTTCCAGAAGTCCCGCAGTGCCGGGTTAAGCGTTGGATTAGTCACCGTAGAAATCGTCCAGTGTTTTGCGGATACCCACTTCACCACTCAGTTCGATGAGTTGCTTATCCAGTCCCAGGAGTTTCGCCTTACCCATCGTCGCACCAGTCGCGGCGGACGCTTGCACAGTGTCGGCGGTCAGAGCGGCAATGCGCGCCTCTTCCAGCTCGGCAATGAGTGAATCAACTGTCACATTATGGCGCTTGATATGTCCTTCACGCAGTTGACCAATTCTACGGTTAACATTGGGCTTATCGAGCAGACGTGATGCGTCCACAGCGATAGTGTTCGCATTCTTACGGTCGGACTTGTAAGCCTGACGATAAGCCTCGGATGCGTTCCCCGTCTCAACGAAGACGCGGCAGAATTTCTCCTGCTGTTCGGTAACGCCGAATTCGTTAAGTGGTCTTGCCATGATAGTCCCCACGTTATTGTCTCTAATGCCACGATTTTATCATGACTGTACCGTCATTGCCACACACCCCGTTGAAACTCGTTCGGGGTACTTCATCGGGGTATAAAAAACTCTTT